GACTTTAATAACAAAAGGTATTTTTATGGACGCGTCAATGACAATTTTGATCCCATCCTCGTTCGCGGAGAAAAGCTTAAGCCGATAAGCCAAGAGGGTCCTTCTGCTATGGCTCTTGACTTTGTTGTGGATGCCTTTGAGGACATGAGACGGTATTTTCAGAAGGCGCTAGCGCTGACTCGGGGAACAACTTACGACGGTACTATTATCGATGGGATGATAGTACAACGGGGCTGGGTCAGCGCTAACAATCTGTACACGCAACACATGGTCAACACTCAGAGAGTTTTTATCACAGCCTATTTACAAGATACCTATCAAAGCCAGTATGTTCTTAATGCAGACGACTACGTTAATACTTTTTTCCGCTTTTATGAAAGGCTTGGCACACCTTACCCGCTAACAAAGTCAAATTTTACTCTTAGTGGGTATGTTTCTCCGAACAGTAGTGGGTTATGCCTGGAAATTGATTCAGCAGAGCACTCCTCAGACCAATACAAAGTAGCCAAGTATTACAAGAGTCCCGCCTTTGACGAGTATAAAAAGATCGCCCGTCGCTTCGGATTTCTGATTGACAAGAACGCCCCCTGGCGCTTGGTTGCCAACCTTGCTTCTCCGATCATGATCAACTATATGAAGAGGTATGGGGTCTCCAATCGTACACAACTGTTCGAGCAGTATTACGAGAAGGTGGAGAAGTATGATATTGAATCCCTCAGGAGATATTTTATTCAGGGTTACAACGATTTTGTTGAAGATTATCCCACCGCAGATGTTGTCAAACATATCCAGTGCACTTCGGGACCTAAGATAATTAACCAGCGTATAGCCAGGCGGCGATTATATTACGTGCCCGATTTAGCAGATGACCACCCTTTGCATTCTAATCAAAAGGTGGTTAAGGATTCTTTTTGGCTCCCTAAATACTACATTCTTCGACATGCTGAGTCTGGCTTTGCCGAAATTCCGCGTATGATCAAGGCAGGTATTACAAGGGCAATAACAATACAAAAAACACTTGACATTATGGCTGCAGTAGAGTATATTACTAATAAGACTAAAACGACATATAGAAAATACACATTGCCTCCACCAAAAGAAAGATCAATATCCGACGCCGTGGGCTGCTGCGTGCCGCCTCCTCCGGGGGGCGTGGAGCCTCCTCCTCCGGACGCCGCGTGGCGCTTGTCCCCCGAACAGGGTGGACTGAGTCCGCGGCTCGTTCCCGCTGGTACTCAAGGTACCGCCCCGACGGCCGTCGAGCTACCGCCTGCACCGGGACTAGAAGAACCGCTCCCCGCCGACGGCGCAGCCGAGCGCGTCCGTCATGATTGTGACTAGCTGTTTCCAAAAGTTTGGCGACATCTACTATTCAGAAGGTGAGTTCTATGAAGAACCACAGCCCTCATTTGCGAGGACGTGGTCCAATAGCTCATCCCTTCGAGGTGTCAGTAGCGCTCAGTTATATACTGGAGGCAAGTCGATGCTTGAGTGTGCTCCAGAAGCGCACAAGGTGGCGATTGAGGAGCATTCGTCTAGATTGAAGGCGCATATGAGAGCGCTTCAAATAGCCAAGGTCGATATCTCAAAACGCTCCGTACGGGAGGTGTTCCCAGAAATTTTTCTTAAAGAATTTTTGAGATTACAAAACATCATTACGGAACACGTCTTTTCTACCTACAAAAAGCCCTCTAACTATGACTTTTTAGAGGGGCTCTATTTCTTAATCAATAAGGTTAAGAAACAGCGGCTGAACGTTGATGTAAACGCTCTTAAAAAAGAACTTCATGCAAAGCCTGCTCGTGAGTTCTGGAAGACAGTACAGAAAACAAGTCCTCATGTTTTATATGATATGTTTAAGACCAAGACGGGCCGCCTGACCACGTGTCGAGGGGGGTTCCCCATTATGACAATGGCTAAGAAGTACCGAGGTATTCTAAAGCCTCAGAACGACTGCTTCGTGGAGTTAGACTACAACGCTGCTGAACTCAGGGTGTTTCTGGCTCTCAGCGGTAAAGAACAACCTGATCAGGATCTACATGAGTGGAATGGTAAGAACGTTTATCGAGGACTTCAGAATAGAGAGGAATCAAAGAAGAGGATCTTTGCGTGGCTCTATAACCCTCAATCAAAAGACTATCTTTCGCAAAAATTTTATAAGAAACGTTTCGTTGTTGACTCACACTATAAAGATGGGGTGGTATCAACACCATTTGGGAGAGAAATCCCCGCCGACGACTTTCACGCCCTCAACTATTTGATTCAGAGCACGGCTAACGACGTCACGATGTCAGCAGCCATTGAAGTCGATAAATATCTTTCCGAGAACTGTGAAAAGAGCTTTATATCCTTCATGATCCATGATAGTCTAGTGCTAGACGTAACGAAAGAAGAGCTTAAGCACATTAAAGAAGTTCAACGCATTTTCGAAACCACCAAGTTTGGTAAGTTCATGTCCAACGTCCAAATAGGGCGAGATTATGGCAATCTAGTGGAATGTAATGCCCGTCTATAATAAGCTGGTGAGGGATCGGATAATAGAAATCATAGAGTGCAGCGGCAAGAACTATTCATCGCGTGTCCTAATAAGAGACACCGATTATGCGGAGTCGCTTCAGGAGAAGCTACGAGAAGAAGTAGAAGAGTTTCTTGAGGATCCCTGTGCAGAAGAAGCTGCCGACATCCTAGAAGTTCTGGAGTGTTTGATGCATCATCATAAAATAAGTCAGATTGAAACAGCACAAGCTAAAGAGATCAAGAAGGCAGAAAAGGGCTCCTTTAGACACCGAGTATTTTTAGTAGAAGTGGAAGAATGAAATCAGTCATTGGATTAACAAAAACAGGCGCCCAACTAGCCGGCTTCTTTGATAAGTATCCTCAGTATAACGTCTACAAGATTTCGAAGGACGTCAAAAAGGGAGCAAAGAAATGTCACGCCCTTAAAGAGCGTGAAAATCCCGAAGAGTACGATGCCTCACCACCACGTCTGAAAACCTTCTTCAAGGAGGTCGATAATGAGATCCTCTTCGTGCTCAGTGGCGACTCGATTGAGTCTGCAGCATCATTACAAATTCTATATCAACTGAGAGATAAAAAGGTTGACATTCTTTACTTCATTCCTGATGAGTTCTTTATGAACGACGTGGAGAGGCTCAACGAACGGGCCGTCTACCATGTCTTGCAGGAATATGCGAGATCAGGAGTGGTAAACTCTGTTTGTTTGATTGATGGAAAAAAACTAGAAGAAATGCTGTCTGATAAGTTGACAGTGGAGAATTATAATGATATTATTGGTGAGTATGTGGTATCATCCTATCATATGATGAACGTCTTTACTCACACGGAAGCGTCGCTTGTCAACGCTTCCCCAATCTCAGAGATCTCCAGGATAAGTACCTTTGGCGTAACGTCTTTGGGGTCCAAAGAAGATTTGTTTTTTTCTCTTGACAATGTGAAGGAAAAAGAGTATTATTTTGCTATACAGAGAGATAAAATGAATAGCAGAGAAACCTTAGTGAAGATCAAACAGCACATCAAAGACAACAATACAAATGAGAACGTGAACTACTACGTTCACCCCACCTCATACGACGAGGATTACGTTTATTCAAAGGCGTATTCTTCCGTCATCCAAGAACGAAATAAATGAAATTTAAGCTTGACAACTAGCTTAATTAGTGTTATATTATATGTAGATGGTCGGGACATTTACCGACCATACTCTAGCCGAGTGCAAACAAGGAGGACAACATGGCTTTAGATTTAGACAAGATTAGGGCACGTAAGGTGGACCTAGAGAACCGAGGTTCTGGAGGTCGGAATAACTTCTGGCGTCCTAATGACGGAGAGCAGACCATTCGTCTGGTCCCCACAGCAGACGGAGATCCCCTCAAGGATTTCTGGTTTCACTACAATCTGGGAGAGAATCCTGGGTTTCTTTCACCCAAGAAGAATTTTGGAGAGGACGATCCATTGGATTCGTTCATCCGCAAGCTCTTCAACGAGGGTACTGAGGACAGCATCAAGATGGCGAAGAACCTCATGGCTCGTCAACGCTTTTTCGCTCCCGTAATCGTGCGTGGAGAGGAAGATCAAGGGCCACGAATGTGGGGCTTCGGCAAGATGGTGTATGAGCAGTTGCTCAACCTGTTCCTTAACCCTGAGTACGGGGATATCACGGATTCTGAAGCCGGCACTGACCTAGTGATCCACTATGGCAAGCCTGCAGGGGCAACGTTCCCTCAGACCAAGATTACCCCTCGTCGTCGTTCATCCACTCTGTGCAGTGATGGCGACACTGAGCGATGCGCTGAGTGGCTCGACAACATTCCTGAGCTTGACACTCTTTTTGAGCGCAAGACCCCGGAAGAGGTCGGTACGTTGCTCGATAGTTACCTACTTGACGAGAGTGGTACCGAGGAGGCATCCTCAGAGACGCAAATGTATAATACGGAGGCTACTACCACTTCGGTGGACAGTGCCTTCAACGAGCTTCTAGGTTAGAAAACTTGAAGTTAGCCCACAGGGAGGCACAGGGTTATCAGGTGCCTCATACTCATTCACACACAGGAGGAAAAGATGAGTGATTTAAATAAGAGCGGATATGAACTCCGCACTGATTTGCTGGGAATGGCTACAGGAATTGTAGTTGACAGGACTGATCGTCTTGAGAACAATGAACATTTTCTAGCAGAGAATGATAAGGGTTATCAGCGAAAGCCGATTGTTCCTTATACTACTGAAGACGTGATCACTGAAGCTGAGAAGCTTTACGAATTCGTTCAAAAGAAGTAAACGATACATCCCGCAGGGAGGCATGGGGTTATACAGATGTCTCAACTTTTTCTAACAATTTTTGTTGGAATCATATGGGAACTTTCTCATATGAGATTATTGTAATTTCATATTAATACAGGAGAAAAAAATGAATTATAAAGAACTAAAACCACGTCCAAAGATGGGCGAGTCCCTACGCAATATGGGGTATAGTCCAAGGTTTGCCATGGCAGATCTTATTGACAACTCTATAGATGCTAGCGCAACTAAAGTTGATGTTGTGATAGCCGGTAAAAAGAACCAGTACGATCCTGTTACGCGTATCGATGTGTTCGACAACGGCACTGGTATGAGCGTCCAGTGTGCGGAAGAGGCATTGACGATGGGATCTGATACCCACAAGGATGGTAAATCCTTGGGGTGCTTTGGTATGGGGCTTAACACTGCTGCTACTTCTCTCGGACGTAGAATCACAGTAATTACACGCAACCACAGAGATAAATTGGCTTGCCTCGTCTACGATCTCGATGTAAACGCCAAGCGCAATAAATATATCGTTTGCCATCGTTCCCTTACTGGCGAAGAAGTTAATACCTTCAATCGTCAGATCTCAGAAACCGGTAGCGGTACCTGGGTACGTATTGACAAGATTGACAGACAACCATATAGCAATGTGAAGGCAATGGTGGCTAGTTTGCGCGGCCGCTCCACCCTCCGGTTAACCTTTCGTAAGTTCTTGGCATCCAAGACATGTACCATTACGGTTAATGACAGGGAACTGCAGCCATGGGGCTATAACCACGTTGAAGGTGTTCAAGAGATCACCCCCGCGTTTCCGTTCAAGCTAAAGGACGGCACGAGCCTAGGTACGCTACAGATTGTCAGCACCTTGGGTACAGAGCAGATCGGAGGTCAGTCGCGCGCACAGGGACTAGTGGTGCTGCGGAATAACCGGGATATTACCCCGAACCCAGAGTGGCACGGCACCCGGGTACACAACTGGGAATTAAGCGGCGTGTTCGTTATTTGGACAGTCCAGTCCGAAGCCTTTGACTCATTGATGGGCACTACGGTTATGAAAAATAGCTGGCAGATGCCCCAGTCTGTCAAAGATAGCTTGACGAGAGAGATCTCTGCGGAACTCACCACTTATACGAAGAAACGCCAAAAGGAGCGCGCTTTGAAAAAGGTGGATGATACAACGGTTGAAAATATGACGACGTCATATAGGAACCATCTTAATAATAACATGAACGTGACCCGATCGCCGATTGTGCGAAACGATGAGCAGTTGACCCGGGCTGAGGGACCACGCCCTCCGGCTGACACTCCGGCGAAGAAGAAGGGAGCCAAGAACAAGTCTTCTGGCAAGCCTTTTGAGTACGCCAATGGAAGCGACGAATGGGTGATCGAGACTGATCCTGGCTGCGGACAAGGCCGCCACTTTCAAGTGAGATCCGAGAGGAAGCAGCGCGGCGGCCGCCGATTTTACTTGTCGGTTGACACTGACCATCCATGGATCGCAAAGCATTTCGATTCACCTTTTGCATCGGATCCTCGTGTGATGTACAGTATTTACGATAATATTGTCGGCGACGCGTACATGGAACTGGAAAATCCGGATCCGGATACTGCTGATCAGTGGGTTCGCGCGAAGGCAGGTTTCCTGCGGGCCCGTGCTACGCACACAGCAGCCCACGACGATCGTAGGATCGAGTTGGTTGCTTAGGCATTAACCGCAGGGGGGCACGGGTTTACAGGTGCCCCACTCATTAAACAAAGGAGAATAAATGAGTCTACAGAGTAAGTTACGAGAGGCCGAGCTAGATACCAATGCCAAGATTACGTTGACGTATTCAACGGGTGGCGATGTTATCCATGCTCGCGATGGTTATGTTGACGATGTTTTGGAGCAGACAGATTTTGCTACCACTGTTGCAGGAGTGATCACCACTACTGGTTTCGACAATCAGGCAATTGATGACCTGCGTGGTCAGAGCATGCTAGAAGATTACGAGCGTGACTTTTCCGGCTTTGATTATTTCGTTGCCGGCGTTATCGCCGAGAACATCTACGAGCTTGACTTTATTGATCAGACGGTCGAGCAGTATGATTACAAGCGTGGCTTCCTCACCCTGGAGGCGAACGTGCAGACCACCGTCGGCAACGTCATGACAGCAGATGAGACCTTGTTTACTGGTTGGCAGACTACGGTCCCCACCAAGATTGGCAATCTGACTATCGATGGCTAAAACTCCGTTACGTTACCCGGGGGGAAAGTCCCGTGCAGTAAAGCATATTCTTCCCCTCGTCCCATCCGATGTAACGGAACTTTGCTCCCCCTTTCTTGGCGGCGGCTCTGTGGAGCTAGCATTCAACCAGGAAAGGGGGGGCACGGTCTATGGGTACGACCTGTTCGAGCCGTTGGTGTGGTTCTGGGAAGCTCTTTTGGAGAGCCCTGAGAAGCTAGCCGATGCCGCTGATGCTATGCGTAAAAAGCATGTTGATTTTGAGAAGAAGCGCGGCTTGCTACGGGAAGACTGTGCGCGCATCCGTGAGGAGCTTAAAGCAGCAACAAGCAGCAGCATTGAGAATGCTGCAAAATTCTACGCCATCAACAGGAGCACATTCTCCGGAGCAACGTTCTCAGGTGGCTGGTCCAACCTGGCCGCATACTCAAGATTCACAGACTCTTCTATTGAGCGCGTGAGGGAATTCAAAGTAAAGAATTTTCACGTAGCTTGCGAGTCATTTCAAACTTCTATTTTAAAACATCCAGATGCTTTTCTTTATTGTGACCCTCCGTATTTGTTGGGAGCAGATAAGGATAGGCTCTATGGTATCGGAGGGGATATGCATCAAGGATTCCCCCATCGAGAGCTATACAATATTCTTTCTGAGAGAAAAGGTTGGGTGCTTTCCTACAATGATTGTGAGGATATTCGTAAATTATATTCTGACTATGAAATCCGTGATGCAGAATGGGCCTATGGCATGAAGAATGTTGACTCGCAAGTGAGTGCTGATCGACGGGCACTAGAGGATTTGATGCTAATTCTGAAATCTCCTGAGACTAAGGAAATGGTGCAGCAGATTCTAGATGGATTGAAGAAAAAAAAGATGGGTTCTTCATCTGAGCTACTAATTATAGGGTAATGAGAATGAAACCAATAGTAGAAGGTTGGCGTAGGTATTTACGAGAAGAATTGGACGTTCCATCTAAATTGGAAAAAGATCTGGATAGCCCTCTGCCAGCGCCGAGGGATTCTTCTGAGAGCAACTTAGAACGCGCCCTCCGTGTTATTGAAGCAGAGGGTTACGACTACAAGCTAGTCAAAAACCACATTAAGGTTTTAGATGATCAGCGCCTGGAGACAATGGAAAAGCTGATTCAAATGCTTACTCCTTTGGGGTTCATTCACGATCCTATTGGTGGCGGTAGCTCCATCGGACGCCTGGAACTCCGCGATCGCAAAGCTGGCAGCGTTTACGTATACGTCAAACCCAAGAAGCGGACTGCCGCATCTGCCGGGATGGATTTTGAGAAGCAACTAGCAGATGAGATTACGCAGAGGTATGGCGCCGCCGGCATTACTGCCGAGACCGCCGGGTCCACCCCGGGCTCCGATCTTTCCATCAAAAAGGGCGGAGAAGTAGTGATGAGCATCGAACTAAAGACTGCTCTCGCTGCCGACTTTGGACAGTTCCGTGCACAATATAACACAACGACTGGAACATGGGAACCTCGCCGCACAAAAGCATTCATAAAGAACGAAAAAATCTTCAAGCCCTTGTTTGATGATTACATGCTCGATTGGCTTAACAAGAATGCGATATTCCCAGACCTCATAGACCCGCGCCTAAACAAAGATAAGAATGAGAAGATTTACGGACTTAAACGTTCGATGCGGACGGGAAAGCTAAAGAGAGAGTTACAAAACTCGTGGTTTGGTGGCAAGACTGATATAAAGATTCCATTTGATTTTTCTCGTATCGCAAACTATTACAGTGATAAAGGCGATTCGTTTATTCAGATTGACGGCCGCGGACTCTATGCTCTCAAGCCCGAAGCACAAAAGCTTCTAGACGTGCCTATGTTCGGGGACCTGGGGCTAACCTGTGACCTTAGGTTTCGTTTCAAACCATCGGCAGGTGAAAATAGTACTACTAGCTTCACGTGTGCGGTGAAGATCAAAGGTCGCTATAAAAAATCAAATCTTAGTTTGACAAATACCGAAGATTTAGATAAAATTATCTCAATACTATAAAATCTTAAAAACTTCTTGACAAACCACTCTCAATTATGGTATTGTAACAACATGAAGAGGATGATTTTATGACTACTAAACCAATCAACGCAGCGCACTATTGGCGAAACAATGGGGAGCTAATAGCAGACGTGGCAAATCTGGGTTTTATTAAGGGTAAGGTTCTTGATGCCGCATATGGATCGGGAGCGTTTTGGGGCAGTCATACCCCAACTGAACTAGTTTCTAACGATCTCTATACCGCTGCCGATTACTCTTACAATTTTACTAATTTTCCTTCGCACTGGAAAGATAAATGGGACACTACAGTTTTTGACCCGCCTTATAAATTAAATGGTACGCCGTCGCAAGGACAAGTCGATAAAGCTTATGGTGTGCACAAGAAGGCCACCCTTCAAGAGCGGATGGATTTGATTATTGCTGGGGCAAAAGAATGTTACAGGGTCACAAAAGATAAGGGCTTCATTCTGGTAAAAGTACAAGACCAAGTTTCATCGGGCAAGATGCACTTTCAAACTGATGCTGTTTCCTCTGCCCTTGTAGAGTTGGGAGCGGTGAAGGTAGCTCAGATGCACTTTCTTAGGCACCCACGCCCACAACCTCAAGGTCGAAAGCAGGTGCACCCCCGCAGCAACTTCTCTACATTAATGGTATTCAAAAAATAATAGTAGGGTTTTCTTAAAAAATCTCTGGACAAACCAGGGAACATATGCTATTATATAACTATAACTCAGGAGAATAGATGTCTAACAATGGTAAGATCAGCGTTGCAGAAATGCGTAAAATGCTCAACAAGAAGGCAGGCGCAAACATCGCCTACAACTTGACTGAGGGCAACCCAACAGATGTGAAGGAGTGGATCCCAACCGGCTCACGGTGGCTTGATTCCATCATCTGTAGAGGAAAGTCCGCAGGAATCCCCATGGGAAAAGTCTGCGAGATTGCAGGACTAGAGAGCACCGGCAAGTCTTACATGGCTTCTCAGGTTGCAGCCAACGCTCAGAAGATGGGGATCGATGTAGTTTACTTCGATTCTGAATCTGCATTGGACTCTGGTTTTCTGGCCCGAGCCGGCTGCAATGTTGAAGATGTGCTTTATGTGCAAGCTACCAGCGTTGAAGCTGTGCTAGCCAACATCGAGGAACTCTTGGGCACTGGCAATCAGTTCCTGTTCATTTGGGACAGCCTAGCGCTGACTCCTAGCAAGTCTGATATTGAGGGAGACTTCAATCCCCTCTCCAGCATGGCAGTCAAGCCACGCATCCTTTCTAAGGGGCTCTCTAAGCTGGTGCAACCGATTGCTAACAGCAACTCTACGCTGCTGATTCTTAATCAGTTAAAGACCAACATTACTTCTAACATCGCTGAAGCAATGACGACGCCCTACTTCACTCCAGGAGGGAAGGCTCTTAACTACTCGTATTCGTTGAGGATTTGGCTCACTGGTCGGAAGGCTAAGGCTAGCTTCATTCAGGACGAGAACGGTTTCAGGATCGGTTCAGAGGTTAAGGCGAAGATTGAGAAGTCTCGCTTTGGAACTCAGGGACGTGTCTGCACATTCAAGATTGTCTGGGGAGGCGACGACGTTCGCATCTGTGATGAGGACTCATGGTTTGAAGCCATTAAGTCATCGGAGCAACTGACCAATGCGGGAGCTTGGTTCACCCTTATCCATGAGGACGGCAAGAAGGAGAAGTTCCAGAAGGCCGGATGGTTGGAGAAGCTGCAGGACGAGAAGTTCCGAGCCCGCGTACTTCAGATCATGGACGAGGAAGTCATCTTGAAGTTCGAGGATAGAACTGGAAGGGCTGAGGATTTCTACAAGATTGATGAGGAGACATCGGCCTCCGCGGCAACTGTTTAAGATTCTTCTTGACTTTCAAGGTAAAGATTGATATAGTAGTAATATGAAGGTTTCAAAGGGGATGCAACGATACCTGACATTGGCCAGCCGAGTTGCATCACAGAGCGAGCACGATCACTTTAAGCACGGTGCCATCCTAGTAAAGGGAGGTTCCGTGCTTAATACTGCGTGCAACAAGGATAAGTATAATAGATTTGGGAATAGGTTTCGAGACACTCATAACTGTGGCCACGCTACGCATCATGCAGAGCTTGGTTGCATCTTGGGCTTGGATCGATCCATTACTCAAGGAGCCACAATGTATGTTGTACGTATGAATCGAGAAGGTACGTTCCGAATGTCAAAGCCATGTGGAATGTGCGAGGAAGTATTGAAATTTTGTGGCGTAAAGAGAGTAGTATATACCACCGGTGATGAATCCACCGTTGAAAAACATAAACTTTAAGGAAATGATAATGAAGAGCGAGACAAAACCAGACCCCAACACATTGTGGGGGTTTGCACTGATGCAAAATGTAGCTAAATACCGGGTCGACGGCGCCCTCTGGCGTGTAGCCGGCAAGAGCGAGATCCCCGATGCCCACTTTACAGTATGGGAAGACAATGTTTCAGGTCCCTGCTTCCGGCAAGGATTTGTGAAGGTTTAAGATGAAGGAACGGATTCTTATTGTCGATGCGCTGAACGCGTACTTTCGAGCCTACATCGTGGACCCGAGTCTGTCAACAAACGGACAACCCATCGGAGGAATGAAAGGGTTCCTAAAGATCCTTAACAAACTGGTAAGGGAATCTAAGCCCGACAAGATTGTGATCTGCTGGGATGGGGCTGGAGGCTCCAGGAAGCGGAAGGCGACAAACAAGTCGTACAAAGAGGGCCGAGCCCCCATCCGCCTTAACCGAGACATTCGAAATCTCTCAGAGTCAGAAGAAATCACAAACAAGATCTGGCAACAGACGAGACTATTTGAATACCTAAACGAGATGCCAATCATCCAGTTTATGTATGAGGGGATTGAAGCGGACGATATCATTGCATACGTTCAACAACACCCAGCCCTCCAGGGCTCCCAGAAGATGATTGTAAGTTCAGATAAGGACTTCTTTCAGCTACTGGATGACGAAACCATTCTACACCGCCCAATTCAAAAAGAAAATTTGAACCGGAATAGAATTATTGAACAATACGGAATTCATCCAAACAACTTTGCGCTTGCGAGAGCGGTTGTCGGAGACGTGAGTGACAACCTCCCTGGGATCAAGGGAGTCGGACTTGGCACCATTGCTAAGAGGTTCCCTTTCCTGGCTGAGGAAAAGTCATGCACCATCAATGCGTTGGTAAAGTTCTGCAAAGAGAACAATGAGAACAACTTGAAGGCTTTTACTAATATTGTTGAGGGCAAGAAACTCATTGCAGAGAACTATAAGATGATGCAACTTTATTCTCCATCAATTTCAGTCCAGACCAAGCGTGACATCGACGCAATCTTTAATGAGTTTACACCAGCGTTGAATAAAACTATGATTAGGAAGATGTTTGTGGAAGACGGCATTGGTGAACTTAGCATTAACGACTTGTTTGTTAACTTCAAGAGCTTGATTTATTCCCACAAAGAGCAGCAGACTACATAGTGGAAAACCCTTCATTTTCTAAATTTGGAAAAGCATTTCAAGAAGACATGTGCCACTTGGTGCTGTGTGATCGTCCTTATGCGGATCAGATCGCCGAGGTATTGAATCCTGATTTTTTGGAACTTAAATATCTTCGAGTTTTTATTGAGAAGGTGTTTGATTATCGAGAAAGATACGGGGTACATCCTACATGCAAGATTCTGCAGACTGTTTTCAGGGCAGACATTGAAAATGAAAACGATGTTGTCAAAAAGCAAGTAAGAGATTACTTTGCGCGCATCTGTAACACTGAAGTGGAAGTCGAGGGCGCAGAATACATTAAAGAAACTTCTTTAGATTTTTGTAAGAAGCAGAAGCTGAAAGAGGCAATGTTAAGGTCTGTTGATCTCTTAAAGAATTCTTCCTTTGATGAGATCAGTGAAATTATTAATGAGGCCCTGCGTCTAGGAGCCACCAGTGATTTTGGGTATGACTACAAGACAGATTTTGAGGCTCGATTCGTAAAGAAGGCACGGAATCCTATCAGCACCGGCTGGGAAAACATTGATGAGATTTGCAAGGATGGTCTTGGTAAGGGTGAGTTAGGAGTAGTGATTGCTCCCACTGGCGCAGGAAAAAGTATGGTACTTGTTCACCTAGGTGCCCAGGCGTTGAAGGCAGGGAAGAACGTCGTACACTATACCTTGGAATTGGGGGATACAGTCGTTGCTTCTCGTTATGATAGTTGTATTACTGGTGTGGGGCTCGGAGATCTTCTCGCTTTTAAGGAACAAATTTATGAAAAAGTTCAAAATATTGAAGGCTCCCTCATAGTTAAAGAGTACCCCACTAAAAGTGCGAGTACAAATACAATAAAGGCTCACTTAGAGAAACTGAAGACCAGGGGAATGGAAGTTGACATGATCATCGTAGATTATGGTGATTTGCTACGCCCTAAAATTGTGCGCAGAGAGAAGAGACACGAATTAGAAACTATTTATGAAGATTTACGAGCGATCGCACAGGAAAACAAGTGTCCGGTATGGACAGCATCCCAGACCAACCGCTCGGGGCTTAACGCAGAGGTAATTACGATGGAATCGATTTCAGAAGCGTTCAATAAATGTTTTGTTGCTGACCTTATCTTTTCTGTGTCGCGTACTATAGAGGATAAAGCGACTAAAGGCGGCCGCCTGTTCATTGCGAAGAATCGTAACGGACCAGACGGACTAATATACCCAGTGTACATGGACACTAGTAGCGTGAAGATTCGAGTGATGGAGCAATCAGGTGAGACCATCGGTGAGATTAAAGCCTTATCTGCGAAGGAACAATCTGAGAAGTTGAGAGAGAAGTACAAAGAGTTTAGAAAAAACGGAGGAAAAAGCTAAAATGTATGCGGAAGACTTAGTACGAGAGGGAACGTTAGATTACTTTCGGGGTGACGAACTTGCTACGAACGTGTGGATGACTAAATATGCCCTTCGGGATAAGTCGGGGGACTTCATGGAGGAGACTCCCAACGACATGCATCAGCGCCTTGCAAAAGAGTTTGCAAGGATTGAAACAAAGTTTGAAACTAACGGTCTCTCGTATGATGAGATTTATGATCTATTTAAAGACTTCAAATATATAGTACCTCAAGGATCTCCGATGTACGGAGTAGGAAATGATTATGTTAATGCATCTTTGTCTAATTGTGTTGTCGTCGCTTCTCCTGGTGACAATGTTTCTTCAATTATTGACAGTGGAAAAGAATTGGCTAACTTATTCAAGCGTCGCTGCGGCGTTGGGTTGGATATTAGCAACTTACGCCCAGAAAACGCCCCTGTAAACAATGCAGCGGGCACCACCACCGGAGCATGGAGTTTCGCAGACTTTTATTCTTACGTGTGTCGGATGATTGGACAAAACGGCCGCCGTGGAGCACTCATGATCTCCATCGACGTACGTCATCCTGACGTTGAGAGGTTCGTCACCATGAAACATGACCTCACTAAAGTCACAGGCGCTAACGTGTCAGTGAAGATTACTGATGAGTTTATGGAAGCTGTCGAGGCTGATGACGACTATGTTCTACGCTATCCGATTAATGGTAACCGAACCCCGGCGTTTACCAAGACCATTAAAGCCCGAGAGTTATGGGAAAAGATTATAGAGTCAGCGACCCACACTGCCGAGCCAGGACTTCTAATGTGGGACAATATCACAAAAACCCTTCCAGCAGACGCCTACCGAGACGAAGGATTTCAGACACTTACGACAAATCCTTGTGGTGAGATCCCTCTGTCCGCTTACGACTCGTGCCGGCTGATCTCCATTAATCTTAAGAGTTTCGTGGAGAAGCCGTTCACCGAGGAAGCCGAATTCGACTTTGAATTGTTCAAAGATGTTGTTAAGAAGGCGATGCGATTGTCAGACGACCTAGTGGAGTTGGAGATCGAGAAGCTTAATAAGATCATGGAGAGTTGTGACACAGACGATGAAAAGGAGTTGTGGAACAACCTTCTGAGGGCATGCACCAAGGGACGCCGCACTGGACTGGGTACCCATGGGCTAGCTGACGCCATCGCGTGTCTCAACCATGCTTACGACTCCCCGAGAGCGTTACGCATCATTGATCAGATTTACGAATCACTGAAAATCAATGCCTACGCCGAAAGTGTGGAGCTAGCCCAGGAACGAGGAGCCTTCCCCGTTTTTGATTGGCCCACAGAGCAAAATAACTCCTATATTTCAAATTTGCCAAATTTTCTTCGGGACAAAATTTCCAGATTTGGTCGTCGTAACATTTCTATCTTAACGAACGCACCGACTGGTTCTGTCTCTATTATGTCACAGACTAGCTCAGGGTTAGAGCCCGTTTTCAGAAACTGGTATATACGCCGCCGTAAGCTCTCTCACAACGAGGGAGCCCTTACAGCCGACTTTGTCGATGAGCTAGGAGACCGATGGACAGAATATAAGGTTTATCACCACAATGTGGAAGAATTTATGCGTCAGGTGGAAACACAGACGATCCCCGGTTTCTTTGTTACTTCAGATCAGATTGATTGGAACAATCGCATTGATGTGCAGTCCACGATCCAAAAACATATTGATCACTCCATTTCTTCCACGATCAACCTCCCAAAGGGCACCGAACCAAGCGTTGTAGGCGAGCTTTACAAGAGAGCATGGGAAAAGGGACTGAAAGGGGTCACTGTATACGTCGATGGCTCTCGCACTGGAGTACTCATTACTGAAAAGACCGAAAATACCGAATTTCCGGTCCATAGCGCTCCAAAACGCCCTGAGCTTCTGGAGTGTGATATTCACCACACCACCATACATGGGGAAAAGTGGGTAATCCTGATAGGGCTCCTCAACGGCCGCCCATATGAGGTTATGGGAGGCAAATCAGATCTTGTCGAGATCCCAAAGAAATACAAGCAAGGTACCTTGCGGAAAAAGAGCCGCAAAACGATGCCATCCATATACGACTTAACAGTCGGTGCTGATGATGATATGCTCGTTGTTAAAGACATTGTAAAGGTATTCGATAATCCCAACCACTCAGCCTTCACGCGCGTCATTTCTTTGACACTGCGTCACGGTGCGAGCATCAATTTTGTTGTAGAACAACTACAAAAGGACAAGGACTCTGACATGTTCAGCTTTTCAAGGTGTATTGCGCGAATGTTGAAAAACTATATTCAGGATGGTACAAAGGTCGGAGGCGCAAACAACTGTGTTGAGTGTGGATCTGAGACCGGGCTAGTATATGTCGAGGGATGTCAATCTTGCCAGGACTGTGGCTATGCAAAATGTGGATAAGGAGACACGATGAAGTTTAAACCAGTTAATAGGTACTTGTTGGTCGAACCAATTGAGATCAAGCCGGAAGAGAAGGGTAAGCCAAGTGTGTTGTTGCCCGACATGTACAAACCAGAGAGCGCGCGCTTCAAGATGTGTCGTGTTGTAAGTATTGGGCCCGAGTGCACTAGGAATGTCCTAGCCAACAGTCTTGCTGTTGTCGAGAATTCGATGGTAGAAAAGATTGAGGTCTTGGATAATACATTTTACGTTATTCTTGAAGCTCACATTATCGGAGTTATAGATGAGCGGTGAGAAAAGCCATTCAATAGAACTCTACGGAGATGGGATTGGAAAGGTCGAACTTATTCAACACTATGGCGATGATAAAATGGTCGTTAATTCTGCTCGCGTTTCTTTCGGAGGGCACACGGAAAAGTTAGACGCCCGCGATAAGAAACTTATCAAGTATCTCATTAAAAACCGCCATACCTCGACTCTTGAGCACTGTGGCGCCACGTTTAGGTTCGTGGTCCCGCTATTCGTGAGATCCCAGCACCATCGCCATCGTACGTGGTCTTACAACGAAATAAGTCGTCGGTATACTGATGAGAATTTGAGCTTTTACGAGCCTAATGAATTTCGTGAACAGCACCCTTCAAACCGGCAGGCTTCAACTCAGGTAGCAGTAGATCCCATGCTTTCATATTATGATCTTGAAAGTGCAACAACCATTTCTGCCCCCGCTAGCATGGCACTTCGTAACCATCATAAGAGTTCATTATCATTATACGAGGAGATGATCCTCGCCGGCGTGTGCCGCGAACAGGCTAGGGGTGTTCTACCGCAAAACTCATATACAGAATATTATGGTACTGTGAATTTAAACAATATTTTGAAGTTTATTGATTTACGATTAGACTCTCATGCACAGTGGGAAATTCAACGGGTTGCAGCAGCCTGCTTAGAAATTGCTACTGATCTGTGGCCCGTCACGGTCGGAGCGTATCGGGATATAAAAAATGATTAGTCCCCAAATACTATGTGCCGCCGTGATGGCGATGAACATGCCTAACGCAGACTTTGCCTGTAAGCATATGGCCCACCTTGTCGACGCTAGTGCAAAGAACAAGATCAAGCCAGAAATACTTGTTTCTCTAATCCACGAAGAGAGCCGCTGGAAACCCCACGTGGTGAGTCGTTCTGGAGCCTGCGGACTTACGCAGATCTTACCGAAATACACACGTCCCCATACTAGTTGCGCCAAGCTAAAAGATCCCCGAATTTCTATCGCCCTCGGCGCCAAGACGTTATCCTTTTGGGTGCGCACATACGGACGAGGCCGGTACCGCAAAGGACTATGCGGCTACAACGGCGGCTACCGATGTAAAGAACTAACCTCCCCCAAAAAATACGCTTCACGTGTTCTCTCCCGTTCAGTGCGTCTTCGCCGCGAGGTAAAGAAGCAGCAGGCATTAAGAGAATTACGCAACTAATAAAATGAGCGAATTAGCTGTAGAAAAGCTTGTTATAGGCAATAATCTGGCATCAGCGATATACGCGTACATGCAAGATGCAACGTATATTCAAAACGCCATTCAAGAGCCATTCCGGTTCAGCTATCTTAGCCCTGATTGCAATTTAGAATTCTTGAACATGAAGAATGAGGAACGCGTGTTACAGACGCCCACCGGCTGTAAAGCTGTGGGAGTTTCTCGTGCTAGCGTTTGGCAGGACATTCTTTTCTACTTGTCTTTGGAGGGCAAGACACCGTTCGGTGGACAGAATACGCGAATGCGCCTAAAAGATAATATTCTTCGTGTAGTTTTAAAAGAGGTTAAAACCTTTGATATAAAATATGACGAGTTGTTTGTTTTTGATGATGAGAATGTATTTGGGGTAGGGAGCCCCGACAGTAGAGTGCCTATTACATGCGACGTCTACGATTGGTACGATGTTAACCAAGGCGCAATGCATGCGTATGATTTAATGGAAACACCTGAAGACCTTGTAAAAGAGATTTACTTCTATAAATCACCACGCATTTGCGGCAATACGAACGACAGAAAGGACTTGGTGGCAGTTTCCCACTTGGAACCAAAAGACCTTCACGAAATAGAGAGTTCTGATTTATATACACGTCTAAAAACGGTGTCTTTGATGAAAGAGCATGGAATTCGCGGAGACAACGGAACTAAACCCAAACTCAGCCTAAGTAAGAGAGAGATAAAGTTTAAGTTCGATTTAGAGTATGAAACTGAATTAGAAAATGTACGGTTCATGAAATCGAGCGAAGAGGATATGTTTAGTGGACATTTCGACTGGTAAGTATTTCCATTTGGCTGGAGTTGTTTCGCTGATTGGTTATGAGTCTGAGTTTCAGATGGAGTGGCACGATTCTCTCATGCCCATTGCGCCAGACTATACTTTCATTGATAAAGCCATTGTGGATTGCGTATATGCAGGGTGTGAGACTATCTGGATTGTCTGCAACGACGACATGACGCCATTGCTTAAAAAACGTCTAGGCGACTGGGCCTCGGATCCTGTCTGGAGATACCGAAAGAAGAGTAAGGTATTTTATGATCTTATTAAAGAGGTGCCAATTTTCTACGTCCCAACCCACCCAGACGACATCAATAGGCGAGACTGTATGGCATGGGGGGTACTTCATGGCGCTTCGACAGCTAACAAGATCTCCTCACAAATTAGTAAATGGACACGCCCTGATTCGTTTTTTGTAACGTTTCCGTACGGCGTGTATGACTATCAGGTATTACGTGAAAATAGAGATTTAATTTCTAGCAGAAAAAAGGTATACTTTTCGTGTGGTGGGGATAGTATAAAGACAGGTAAGTATTTGCCGTTTACGTTTGATGGCGACGACTTAAAGAATTTAGTGAAGAACTTCAAGAGTAAAAATCAGAACTCCTTCTTTGAGGGAAAGAAACTACCACTAGAAGAAAGGTACACGGGAAGACACTTCACGCTGCTAGAAACATTTGACCAGCTTAAATATAAAGAATACGAACACATAGAACTTAAATGGGCCCAGTTAGTTGAGACATGGGAGGATTATACTTCTCTACTCTCCAACTGTCACTGGGACTCGCTAGATAAGAAACGATGCATACCACGAAAGACATTCAACAAAATACCATACACGGAGGAGGAAAATGACAGAGCTTGAGTTTGCAAAAGAACGCCACGAAGAAGTGGAAATCATAAAGAAAGAATTACTTGAAAATATTGTAGAGGACCTCTTAACGCTTAAAGAGAACTACGCACACATTGATAACGAGTTCGCGCATGACATAGCAAATTTAATTAATGAATATGAAGAAATATATTGACTTTCTCTGACAGTAGTGTATACTTTACAAGTACGCTAAAGGAAAAACATTGAGCAGAAAGAAGTCAGAAGTTCCGTTTGTAAATTTTCATTCCCACACAACCTTTTCCGTCTTTGATGGAATGGGTTACCCAGCAGATCATATGGATGCTGTCTGGGAAGCTGGAGGTGACGCTATGGCGATCACTGACCACGGGAATATGAATGGGCTAGCATATCAAGTTGAAGCATTCAAGAAGATGCAGAAGGAGGGGAAGGAGTTTAAGCCCATCTTTGGGATCGAGGCTTACTTCATTCCTTCGGTTGCTAACTGGAAGCAGGACTATCTTGAGGCCAAGGAAGAAAAGAAGAAGATTGACAAGGGCAAGACCGTTGTTGAAGACGAAGATGTCTCAAGGAAGAAGATCAAGAACATCCTCAATCGCCGGCACCATGTCATCTTGCTAGCTCAGAACCAAAAGGGCTTGTCTAATCTTTTTAAGATGGTCTCGACTTCTTTCCGCGGAGATAACTTCTATCGTTTTCCTCGCATTGATCACAGCATGTTTAGAAAGCACGGGGAAGGAATCATCGCTTCCAGTGCGTGCATCGGGGGTATCTACGGGAGTTCCTATTGGAAGCACCGCGATGACGGTCAAGAGGCAGTTCTCAATTCCATGCGCGAGACCACCGATAAGATGATAAGGACTTTTGGAGACCGCTGGTTTGGCGAGCTTCAGTGGAACAACATTCCAGAACAACATGAAATCAACAAGCTGATTATTCAGCTATCAAGGGAGTATGATTTTGAACTCATTTCTACTGCGGATAGCCATTTCCCTACTCGTGAAGCTTGGAAAGATCGAGAGCTTTATCGACGCCTTGGTTGGATCGGAAAATCCTCACGGCCAGGATGGATGTCGAACGAGCTACCCTCCTCTCTGGAAGAAGTAGGTTACGAATTGTTCCCCAAGTCTGGCGACCAGATGTGGGAGGCTTATAAATCTTACAGCAATCTCATGAACGTAACATACGATGACGACGTTGTACGTCAAAGTATTGAACGAACACACGATATCGCACACAATCGGATTGAGAGCTTCTTGCCTGACACGTCGGTCAAGCTCCCATCCTTTGTCGTTCCAGATGGGAAGACTGCCCCACAAGCTCTAGCCGGGCTCTGTGTCGAAGGGCTCAAGCAACTGGGTCTTGGTAACGACGACGATTACGTGGCGCGCCTTAAGGAAGAGGTGAACGTCATTAACGATCGAGGGTTCTCAAAGTATTTCTTGACCATGAAAGCAATCTCCGATAAGGCAACAGACCGTCAGCTTGTCGGCCCCGGTCGAGGGTCAGCAGCCGGAGCGCTCACAGCATATGTGTTGGGGATTACTCAAGTTGATCCAATTAAGTACGGGCTTCAGTTCGAGAGGTTCCTGCGTAAGGACGCCACGGATTACCCTGACATCGACTATGATGTTTCAGAGCCCATGGAAATGAAGGAGCACCTCATTGAAGAGTGGGGACAGAACTCAGTGGTTCCGATCTCTAACTGGAATACTTTGCAGCTCCGAAGTTTAATTAAGGACATTTCCAAGTTCTATGACGTGCCTTTCAGTGAGGTAAACACGGTCACCGGCCGGATGATGGCAGAGGCGACCCCCACAGCCAAGAAGGCGCACGGTATCAAGGCAGGGGTGTATGCACCTACCTTTGATGAAGTAATGGCTTACAGCCCAACTCTGCAAGCCTTTCTGGCTAAATATCCTCAAATTGAGACCCACGTCAACAGCCTGTATGGTCAGGTGCGCTCATGTAGCCGCCATGCAGGAGGTGTGGTGATTGCGGAGAATCTGGACGAGTGTATGCCCTTAGTTAACAGTGGGGGTGTGACACAGACGCCGTGGACCGAAGGTCAGCACGTTCGACATCTGGAGCCGCTAGGGTTCATCAAGTTTGATATCTTGGGGCTGGCATCGCTGAGGATGATCGAGGGAGCAATCTCTCACATCTTAAAGCGTCACAAGGGAATTCCTGAGCCGACGTTCGAAGATATTCAGAAGTACTATAATGAGAATCTTCATCCGGATGTTATTAATCTCGATGAACCTTCTGTTTACAAGAATGTATTCCACAAGGGGAAGTGGGCCGGCATCTTTCAGTTCACCGAGGAAGGGGCACAGAAGTTCTGTGTGAGGGCGAAACCAAACAATATCATTGACTTAGCTGCTATCACCTCCATCTATCGTCCCGGACCGCTCAGTGCGAACGTGGACAAACAATATGTGAAGGCAAAGTTAAACCCTGACGAAGTAGAGTATCCGAGTCAGGAGGTGAAGGACGTGACAGAAGAAACTGTTGGGTTCTTGATCTTCCAAGAGCAGATCGCTGAGCTAGCTCATCGACTTGGGAAGGATATCTCTTTGGACGAGGGCAACAAACTACGCAAGCTTCTGACCAAGAAGGGTACCGGAGAGGTAGAGCAACAAAAGAATAAGATCAAGGGAAAGTTTATTGAAGGCTGTACAGAGAAGGGCATCGCCCGCTCTGCAGCAACCCACTTGTGGGACACCTTTGAGTATTTCTCTGGCTATGGTTTTAATAAATCACACGCAGTTTCATATTCAATTCTATCTTTCCAGTGTGCGTGGTTACTGAATCACTACCCCTCCGAGTGGGTAGCTGCGTTCCTAGACAAAGAGCCTGAGGCACGGAAAGAGAAGGCAATTAACATTGCGAAGTCATTGGGCTTTGCGATTGAGCCCTTGAACATTAACACGTCAGGAACGGTCTGGGAGATCTCAGCAGATGGTAAGACTTTGATTCAACCCTTAACTTCTATTAAGGGATTGGGAGAGTCAGCCATCAACCAGATCTTGAGCAACCGGCCCTTCAATACGGTGGAAGAGTTTCTGTTTAATGAAGGAATCACCTACAGTAAGCTCAACAAGAAAGCTCTAGACGTGTTGTGTAGGTCTCAGACCCTCAACTGTCTAGTAGACGATCGTTTCACTGGCTTGAAGCACTTCTGGTCAACCTGCGTTGTAGACCGCCCAAAGAATGAAAAGAAATTTCTGGAAAATTTAGAAAAGTATAGTCCAGAGGGAGAGTTCGAGGATGAGGAAAAGATTCAATACCTCGTCGATCTTACAGGAGTCTATCCGATGAGCTTAGTCATGGATGCTGCCCTCACAGAGAAGTTGGAGAGCAAGTTTATCCCTAGGATTTCAGACTACGACGCCGAGCTTCAGTTGGTATGGTTTATCCCGAGGAAGATTATTCCAAAGAAGACAAAGAATGGAAAAGATTATTGGATTGTTGAGGTCATCGATGATTCAAACAACATGACACGAGTAAGGTGTTGGGGAGTTAATAAAGATAGAGATACACTCTTGACAAACCACCCGTATCTTGCTAAGCTAGAATACAGCCCTGAGTGGGGTTTCAGCACTCGATCAATTAGGCATAACTTTAGGATGTTAGCGTGAGTAACAAAGTAGTAATTGTAGAAGGTTTGATTGGAGCAGGCAAGAGTTCTTTAACAAAGGAACTTGGAGCGGCCCTCGGTAGAAACACCCTGACTCTCATGGAGCCAGACGAGCAGGATAATGCTAATCCTTACCTCGCTTCTTTCTATGAAAACCAAGAACGCTGGGCCTTCACGATGCAAGTTCACTTGCTTCAAGCGCGTTACATGATGCACTTACAGGCTCAGTGGCACGCCATGAACAAACAGGGGAACGCAGTACTTGACCGTAGCTACTTCGGTGACACCTCGTTTGCGCGCTTGCAGGTCAAAACTGGTGCCATGACTGAGGACGAGTTCGAAACTTATCGAAGTATTTACCATGCAATGACAGCCAGCGTGCTCCTGCCTAGCGTCTGTGTACGCTTGGTGGTGAGCCCAGAGGTTGCAGCAGAGAGGATCCGTAAGCGCATGGAACTACAGACCGGACGCACATGTGAAAACGTTATTGATATCGGCTACTTGCGAGACCTAGACCGTGAGATTACTCATATGGTTGGGGTGCTGACAGGACAAGGGGTGCACACCATCCACGTCCCGTGGGACGCTGACCGGCGAAGCGCCAGCGACCGGGTCGACGCAGTCCGTGAGATTGCATCGCAGATTACTGAATGTCAGCCGAAAGATTTATTTCTAGACCTTCACCGCAGAACACTATAAAACTTAAAGGAGAAAAGATGAACATTAGAGTGTACCGAATTAGGCAGGGAGCCAAGATTCCTGTCCGGGCCCATCAAACAGACGCAGGCATGGATCTATTCTATTGTCCTGACACGAAGGCACCACGACCAGGGTTATGTACCATGGGTGTTGATGGGTCTTATTCGTTGAGTCCTGGATCCTCATGCCTGTTATCGACAGGTATTAAGGTGGAGGTACCCAGAGACCATATGCTTGAGATTAAGAATAAGTCAGGCGTGGCTTTTAAAAGACAATTACTAGTTGGCGCTTGTGTCGTGGACGCAGGGTATGACGGTGAAGTGTTTGTCAACCTCCACAACATCGGCACATCCACCCAGACAATCGAGCCGGGCCAAAAGATTGCTCAAGCTGTCTTGACCCCCATTGTAACTTGCGGGATTGAAGAGGTGGGAGAAGATAGACTAAACGACAACTCCAGCCGACAAGCAGGCGGCTTTGGTTCTACAGGATTACAATAATGAATAAGAAAACACAAGAGACAATTTTTAGTTCGAAGAGTTCAGAATGGGAAACCCCCCAGAATCTCTTTGATAAGTTAGATACCCAGTACGAATTTACTTTGGATCCATGTTGCACCAAGAAGACTGCAAAATGTAAGAAGTATTTTACAAAGAGGGACAACGGACTCAGGAAGAGTTGGGAAGGACACACTGTCTTTGTTAATCCTCCTTACGGCCGCGAAGTGCCCAAGTGGGTGAAGAAGTCTTATGAGGAGTCGTTGAAGGATGACACCACGGTGGTCATGCTGATTCCTTCGCGAACTGATACACGATACTGGCATGATTATTGTATGAAGGCAGACGAGCTTTATTTCATCAAAGGACGTCTTAAGTTCGGGGATGCAAAGAATGCTGCGCCCTTCCCTTCTGCCGTGGTTGTTTTTGGTAACAAGTCGCGGCCCCCAGCTATCAACACAATGAGCAACAAATGAGTTTTAAAAGAAAAGCACAGCGAGAACGATTAGCCAAAGATAAAAAGATCGAGAACGCTTTCAAAAAGAAGTTAATGATGTTTGATCGCCTCCCCGATCACTGCCTCGCCTGCGAGACAGACTTTGACAAGAAGAGTCGGGAGATGGTGACCACTTGGAACGTTGTAGTAAGGGAGGAAGTGGTTAGGCTGTACTGCCCAGATTGCTGGCAAAAAGCCCAGGACGTTGCCGAACAGTTCATGAAAAAGAAAGAGGCAGAAGCTTCATGAAGCTCGCGCTCAGCTATGACGACGTGCTGCTCGTACCCAAATACTCGACCATCGAAAGCCGACAAATTGTTGATCTTTCCAATCATCTAGATGGGGATACTAAGATGGGAATACCCATTATTGCTAGTCCCATGGATACGGTCTCCGAGGTAGACATGGCTGTGGCGATGGCAACTGCGGGGGGTGCTGCAATAATCCATCGCTATAACACGATCGAGGAACAAGAGAGTATGGTCAACCGCTCTTTTCGCACTGTGCTGGAACAGGACGAGTCGACTACTCCCTTGATAGGAGCCTCGGTGGGCGTCACTGGAGGATGTCTGGAGCGAGCAAGCCGGCTCCTCGATGCAGGGGCCTCTATAATCTGCGTTGATATTGCCCATGGACATCACATTCTTGCGGAGAGGGCAATCAAAGCTTTGAAGCAGAGATTCGGAAGCACGTGCCACCTCATGGCAGGGAACGTAGCTACAATGGAGGGCTTCGAGGACTTGGTTAAATGGGGGGCCGATAGCGTACGCGTCGGCATAGGCGGAGGTTCTATATGCTCCACCAGGATCCAGACGGGTCATGGTGTCCCCAGCTTTTCCTCTATCGTTGAGTGCGTTAAGAGTGAGAGAAGTGACATTGCCATCATTGCAGACGGCGGCATTAAAAACTCTGGTGACATCGTGAAGGCATTAGCTGCCGGCGCCGACTTTGTGATGCTGGGTTCTCTCCTTGCTGGCACTGATGAGTCGCCAGGAGAAGTAATAAATACTGCTGAGGGTCTGTGCAAGTCGTACCGCGGGATGGCATCGCGGTGCGCCCAAGAAGATTGGCGAGGCAAGTCAGCCTCTCCTGAGGGCGTTGCAACGATGATACCTTATAAGGGTTCCGTTAACGATGTGCTGCAAGACTTAAGGGGAGGAATAGCCTCTGGTCTTTCATACTCCGGAGCCGCCACCATTGAAGAACTCTGGCTCAAAGCCGAGTTTATTCAGCAGACTGCCGCAGGACAGTTCGAGAGTGCCACACATATTTTGAAGAGATGAAATACGGCGGAGATAAGAAGGTTGTATTTCAATCGACAGATAAGAAACACGCTGACCTGAAAATACGATTAAAGTATGACGGTCTAAGTCAACAACAATTCTTTCATGTGTTGATGGATGCGTATTTAGAGAAAGATGAAGACGTTATGAAATTTATATTCAGGTTCAAAGAAGAAAATAAAGTGCAGACGATCGGTAAAAGAAAGATAGTGAAGAGACTTCATAAAAAAGAAGCACAAGTTAAAACAGACTTCGGACTTAACGAAGATGAATTAGAAAACATATTTGATATTATAGCAAACAACGAGGAGGAATAAGTTGCGAGAATGTAGCGAAAGATGTATAGAACTAGAGGTAGACTGCCCAGTGACCGACTGTCGGCAGTGGATAAACTATGCTGATGATTTGAACTGCACATTGATAGCAGTTGACAAGCATGGGAAGATGACTTTGAGGGAGGTTTCCGAAAGGTTAGGCGTTTCTTTTGTGCGTATTAAACAGATACAAGACAAAGCGCTCTTGAAAGCATCAAAAAATAAGGATATAGCGAGCTTTTTCGAATCATAGGTACTATTTATATTCAAAAGGAGCACTTTTAACCAATGAGCGAAGATAACAAGAACTTACTAACCGAGGGTACTGTCCGTCGGTTCATGACATTAGCCAACCTTAAGAGCATCACACCTCTTGGGACTCTCCGGGAGCAACCGGAGCTTCCACTGGAAGACGAGGTACCCGAAGAAGAAGCTTTGGCTCTCGATGATGCTGGGGAGGCAGACTTAGCCCTAGACCTAGGCGACGATGAAGCTGCCATGGATCTGGAAGCTGACGCTCTTGGTGCCGAGGAAGGTGCTGAGGAAGACGACGCTGCTAGCGCACTAGCCGACGAACTTGCCGACGCGTTAAAGCCAGTGCTCCAAGACTTTCTCGCTCAGAATGCCGACATCTCCGTAGAGGACGAGGCTGCTATGACGCCTCCTGCTCTAGAAGATGAGATTGAGGTCGAGTTGGACGTCGAACCCGCTGGCGAGCCAGGGGTTGAGGTTGAAGATGAGGTCGAGGTTGGATTGGACGAGGGTACCATCAACGAAGATAGCGGCGAAGAAGAAGGCCGCCACTACGATGATGATGCTAAGAGCGATGAGGACCATATCCGCGCCATTCGTCACCATCTAGATGCCCTAGAAGATGATAAGGGTTATGACGAGGACCACGAGGATTTCAACGAAGGCAAACTCGTAGAGACCGTCGCGGCCCGCGTTGCTGAGAGAATTCTAAAGTTGAACGGGGATGACCGTTCATAACATACACGAACGAATACTCCAACAAAAAAGACTTATTCTCGTAGAGTACATGGGGACCCAGATCCCCTCTTTCAAACTAAAAAGTAAAGACGACAGCATACTTTTTGGCATCTTGGGGAAGCTCGCCTTCTGGAATCCAGAATTAAACACTAGGTTTATCACCACCCTATACCCTCACATCTATGTCCCCGGGCCCGCTGGCGACTGGCAACACGGCAATCCTGCTACAGCTATTGAAATCCTCGCACATGAATATGTGCACCTGAAGGATCGGAAAAAGCTTGGCTGGCTGTTCAACCTATTATATCTTTCACCTCAGATCTTTTCATTGCTCGCACTGATGGCGTTCCTCAACCCGTGGTTCTTGCTTAGCCTGCTGTGCCTCCTCCCTCTCCCTTCCCCCGGAAGAGCTTGGTTGGAGTTCCGTGGCTACCGCATGTCTATGGCTGTCCACTACTGGACAAGGAACCGATGTATCAACATCGATTGGATAGTCTCCCAGTTTGCGGGTTCAAACTATTACTTCATGCTTCCCTTACGCAAGCTACTAACTAGAGCATATGAGCGAGAGTTTGAGAAAATCAAAAATAATGATTTAACTTCTGAGCTAGAAGAGGTAAAATCATTGTTACGGTTATGAATTTCTTTACAGAAAACCTTCCCATGATAAACAACCTATCATGGTTCATTGCGGGCGTTCTGTGCTACCGACTTTCCAGAAACATCCTAGGCTATCGAGAACTACACCGATATGCAAAGCGTATCGATGATACGTGCCTCATCCTCGTTGGCCGCGTGTTTGAAGATCTTCTACACGTTCGACAAATTAAGCACGACCTGTTGAAAGAAGTGGTGTCAGAGCCTATATTAAAAGAATTAATGGACAAAGATGCACTAGAGTACGCTCACTGGAAAGCAGCAATATATCAGTACTTTAGAACCGATTATCCGGCAGAGTACCTACAGGTTGTTCAATTGAGAAACTGGGCCGAGGCTTTGGGAGACACTCTTCCAGACTCGGAGGAAAATAATACTTGACTTTAGCTTAACATATCCTTATAATAGAGATAGTAGCAGCATAAGGAGGTTGTTTTATGGCGGTTGACATTTACATTTGGAGAGCAGAACGAGGTACTCAAAACTATAGGATGCAGCTAGACCTGACAGAAGATGAGGTAAAAGCTTCTGTTATGAATAAGGTCTTGAAGACATTCAAGGATTGGGACACTGTCGGCGAGGGCTCAAGTAACAGAAAGAACAAGAAGATGATCTTCCTGTTTAAAAAGTCCTTTGCGGACGAAGATGAGAAGAAGTTGTGGGCAAAGACAGTAGGATATGTGGTTAAAGAGATCAACTCTCAGGGGAGGGAGATAATCATTTCCCCGAAGAGACGAAAAAGGAAATAAAATACATGCCTAAAAAGAAAAAGAAGGACGAAGAAGACGCGAAAGACGTAGTACCTTCTTCCGAGGAGGAAGTATCGTTAGACGAATTCCCAATCATGATGATCCCTCCCTCCGAGGAGCCATTTATTATGCGGAAGGTTGGACTCTATGGGCACATTGACGAAGAAAAATGCGCAGAAGCCGTCTACCACCTACTGACTTTCTATGAGAAGTCACGGAAAGTTACGGATCCAGAAGAGGCACCTGACCCGGTTGAGTTAGTCCTTTCTACGTGGGGCGGCTCAGCCGCGGATATGTTCGCTGTATATGACACCATGCGCTTAGTGGGTAATGAACTTGAGATTGAGACACTAGGTCTAGGCAAGGTCATGTCAGCCGGCGTCCTATTGCTGGCAGCCGGCGCTAAGGGTAAGCGACGAGTCGGCCGCCACTGTCGGATTATGTTACACAGTGTTGTATCAGGACACTCCGGTGAACTCTTCAACCTGGAGAATGAACTAGAAGAGGCACAACATACACAGACGTCGTATATTAAGGCGCTAGCGCACGAGACGGATATGACGGAGAAGTACATTAAGAGGCTCTTAGGCAAAAAGATTAACGTCTATCTAACTGCCGAAGAAGCGGTGGAACTAGGAATAGCAGACGAGGTAATATAAAATGCCAGTGAGAGATAAAAGATTTTACAATGAAGCAAGCGCAGTCAAATTGGGGTGGGAACTTAGCTGGTTCTGTGCCGAAGATTTTGACGAGACCCTGGAAGAGAACGTAAAAGACTTCCAACGTCAACACAATTTAGAACCAGACGGTTTAGTGGGTCCTAAAACATTTCGGCGAATATTTACTGAGATGGAAGCCAAACTTGAATTGGTGAAGAACCTTTCGAAAACAGAAGAGAACTATGTCATCTGTGAAGGGCGGAGCATTCCCATTACATGGGACAAGTTCGTGGGACTACACGATCCGGGCACTCTCGCCCTCGCCGCAGGGTGTTATCAGACACCCCTGAACTTCGTTAGAAAGCCCACCATGATTGTAACACATTGGGATGCGGCATTATCAGCCAAGTCATGTCATAAAATACTCCAGAGGAGAGGATTATCTTCACACTTTGTTATTGATAACGACGGCACCATCTACCAAATGGTGGACACCAACAATGTGGCGTGGCATGCCAAGGGCTCTAACAATCATAGTATTGGAATTGACTTCAGCAATGCCTATTACCCCAAGTACCAGAAGGTATACCGCAAAAGGGGACTGGGAACTCGGCCGGTTTTGCAGTCGTCAGTTCACGGTGCAGATTTGGGAGATCACCTAGGGTATTACCCCGCTCAGCTGGAAGCTTACAAAGCGCTTGTCGCCACCCTTTGCGATCATTACGACATTCCTTTAGAGTGTCCGGAGAAAGATGGAAAGCTAATAACTGCAGTCCACGAAGATTCTCAGGATGGAAAGTTTAGTGGTGTAGTATGTCATTATCACCTCAGTCGCCGAAAGATTGACTGTGCAGGACTGGAACTTGATGTTCTTTTACGAGAAATAAAAACTAATTAGAGTATTATGAACAACTTAGAGAAAATGGTGGAGGAGTTCTTTGCCCTAGAAGAAAACTTGTTAAACTTTGAGACGCTTACCTCGTTGATCGAGGAGCAGATGAATCGCCCTCGGTCAGAACTGATCTTCGAGGCAGCCGATAACTCTGAACTTACTATCGCAATGATTCCGGAGATTCCTATTTCCGAAATTGGGTGGGGCAAACTCACCACGGGCGAAGGTGAGGAGGTAGATACAGCACAGCGAACGCAGCTATACAACTTCCTTAAGAACATTGGAGGTAACGATCTCCAAGAGAGAATTGCAAACATTAATTCTTTTTACACTCTCACACCTGATAGCGCTGCTGGTTTACTAGGTGAGTCTGACGCGTCCACCATTTCTCGGACCCTTTCATATCTTACTTTCTTTAAAACTCTCACGACGATCATCACCAACTTCAACGCAGCCTCCGCAGGCTTTGCTTTCGAGGCATTTCTAGGTGTTCTCTTAGGGGGTACACAGATCCCTACGGGGCACAATACCATTGCGGACCTGACAACGGAGGCAGGCGTTCCAATCAGTCTCAAGCTCTACAACGAGGCTAGCATTGCTGTTGGGGGGAGCTATACGGACTTGGTTAACGACTTGGTCTCCTCCGGCTACATGCAATATGTTGTAGTTATGAAAAACCTGGCAGAGCAACGGGAAGGAGACCCGCTCTCACGCCAAGGCGCGCTCCACTTCTACAGGTTCAATTTTAATTTAGATAACATCTCTAATATCCTTAGTAAAACGAAAGCCCCATCTGTTGTACAACTGCCAAAACAATTTTTGCGAAACCCTGAGTTGGATATGGACGAGGCTATCCCCCAAGCTTCAGGCGTAAGCATCAAGGAACTAGAGAGTAAGTTTGCAGAGTTGGTATCAAACGCGTATCCCGATCATGCTGGTCAGATCCTGCAGAGTGTTAACTGGGCAAACCGGGATGAACTCTACGTTGGCGATCTTGGCCCAGGCCGGTCGCCCTTCTATAAAGGCGCAGGTAAACTGAAAGCTATCGGTTCTCCACTTTATAAGACCCTAGAGGAGCTTGTATATGACGAGAACACCAACCCTGAGGGGATCATAACTCGCGAGCAACAAGAAGAGGTCGTTGCTACGCTATATAAGTTTAATGACGAGATTGTTAAGTGGCGGAAGGATCTCGCTCCTGAGCGGGATAACGCAATTAGAAAGTTAAAGTGGGCCTCCGTCCAAAGCTCCGTAGAATTCTATAACGCTTTAGACGAGGCGGGAAAGAAGAGAGCACTTAAGGCACAGAAAGGGTATCTCTTCGAGGATCAGTTCCACCTGAACAAAACTCAAGTAAAGGAAATTGAAGCCTATGCCCAGCCCACTCCAGGCGAAGTCTACCCCGCAGGACAGGACGAATCCTACATTGGCACCATTGAGATTGGAGCCGACGTAATCATTAACGCATTAAATAATGTTAGAGGCTTAATAAACTCTTCAGTATTTGATATATTTAATAATCTGAAGGTGCTTACGACTAACATACAAAGTTATTTTGCCGAGGGCTTGGAAGATGATAGGAAAGCCGAGAACGCAATCACCGCTGCTGACAACATTGAAAGCAGCACAGAAGAGATTAGAAACAAATAGACAGGAGAACTAGTGTCAAAGGTATATGATTCTAACCAGAATTTACAGAAGAAGATATTAGAAGGTGTTGACATACTCACAGATAATGTAGCGTCCACCCTCGGACCGAAAGGTCGAAACGTAATTTTACAACAAAAAGATCGCAACCCAATCATTACAAAGGACGGCGTCACCGTGGCCAAGTTCGTGGACTTTGAAGATCCGGTGATGAACTTGGGTGCGCAGATTATTAAACAGGCAGCGACAGAGACAAACAATGTAGCTGGCGACGGTACCACAACAGCGACGGTACTATCCCGCGCTCTCTTAAAGAACGCGCAGAAGTATATCCTCTCTGGTGTTCCTCCTGTCGAAATCAAGAAGGGCATGGACAAAGCAGTTAACGCCTTATGTGATGAGCTTGATCGTATGTCCAAACCAATTACTTCCGAGGAAGACATCGCTCACGTCGCAACCATTTCAGCTAATGGAGATACAAGTATTGGAAAGATGATTGCTTTGGCAGTAGATTCCATCGGGAAAGATGGTACGATTACTGTTGAAGAGGGGAGATCTGTGGACACCGCACTAGATATAGTGGAGGGTTTTAGATTTGACTCTGGGTATGCAGCTAAGTCTTTTGTTACAGACGAACGCCGAAACGTGGTTAAGCACGCAGATGTTTTACTGCTGGTAACTGACTACGCTGTCGAAGCAGTAGAGGAAGTACTCCCTACCTTGGAGATAGCTGCAAGAGCCGGCCGTCCACTTATCATTGTGGCTGACGCCATCGAGGGACAAGCCCTAGCTGCACTCATAATGAACTCGGTGCGAGGTACCATGAAGGTGGTTGGCGTCAAAGCTCCACGATACGGAGAGGAACGCCGCAATATCCTGAGTGACCTAGCAGTCGCCACCGGCGCCACCTTCGTTACTAGAGAGGCTGACATAACCCTCCAAGACGTAAAGCTAGAACACCTTGGGCAAGCCAAGTCCATAGAAGTCCTCAAGGGTTTCACCACCATAGTTGGCGGAGCAACCGAGCTAGAGGAGATGGACAAGCGAGTAGAATCGCTCAAGTCCCTCATCCAGCAAACTGACGATCTAACCGAGTGCGAGAAGATTCAGGAAAGAATTGTACGCTTAGCTAGTGGAGTGGCTATAATAAAAGTCGGGGCCCACACAGAGATTGAAATGGTGGAAAAGAAGCACCGTATTGAGGATGCTTTAGAAGCAGTCCGATCCGCACAACTTGAAGGGGTTGTCATGGGAGGTGGCAGCGCCCTAGTGAAGTGTGCAGCCAACGTCAAAAACATCAAAACCGAGAATGACGCTGAGGCGATCGGGGTGAGGATCGTAAAAGAATCAGTAGCAGATCCTCTTAAGCAAATGGCTCTAAACGCCGGCGAATCTCCTGATCTTATTCTTAATCAAGTGTTGAAGCTTAAAGGCGACAGAGGCTACGATTTTAAGAATTCACAAGTAGTTGATATGATTGAGAAAGGTATCGTGGACCCGGTGAAGGTAACGAAGACTGCACTGAAGAATGCGTGTTCGGTGGCGTCAACGTTGATTACGACAAACTATGCGATAGTTGAAGTAGAATCAAAATCTACTCACTAGTTACCCTGTCATGGAACAACAACACGATGTACATACTCTCCAATTGGAAATGAATGGGAAACTTCAAAGAATGATGGATGGCATAGACTCGCTTAAAGAAAAACAAGAAGAAATGGCTGAGGACGTTTCCAAAATTAAGGAAGCAGTGTACCACCCTGATGAGGGGTTGTACGCCAGACTCCGAGAATTAGAACAATGGAAGAAAAGTTCTAGCAAAGTGATTTGGATGCTAACCGCTGGGATCTTGAGCTTGCTCATGGGTGCCATAAAGCAACACTTCCTCAATTAATATCTTGACATACACTCTGATAAGTGTTATATTATAGAAGTGAAGTTAAGAATATACAAGACCCTCGACCTCGTTGAGCTTCCGGGCCAACTGTCGAAAGAATTCAGTGAATATACAGCGTTGTTCCTCAGTCTGGCAACCCAGATGGAGAACATTAAGAACTCATCTACTCTTATTCTTGACACTGAAAACCACACCACACACATCGCCGCTCTTGCAAGCAGTATAGATAATATACGACGAGCACTCTACAAAGTCGACACGTTTTTGGAAGATTGGCACAACGTACTAAACGATATTAACGAGGAGCTAACTCCTCAGGAATCACCTACCAAGGAGGAAGAGAGTGATCATTAACCTTACCGAGGTTTGCGAACAAAAGGGAAACCGAGATATTAGCTCCAGAGAGCCCTATAGAAAGACTTTTGAATTGAGGGATGTGTTCATTAACCCCGAACATATCGTGTGCCTTAGAGAGGCTACAGGCTTCAGCAAACTGCTAGCTGAGAGCGATTTGGTCAACACGTCCATCAACCCACGTGGATCATTCACCCGAGTATCTATGAATCGGGGACAAACTGGCATTGATCTTGTCGTGGTGGGTACCGCACAAGAAATTCGGGCAGCTATTTCTGAAAATCAAAAAACTCTGTTGAAGGGCTAGACAATGAGTGTACTTTGTGAACTAAGAGATCTGGAACAATACGAGCCACTGTTCCCTCCATCAGGCGGCCGCCAGAAGAAGGGCAGCTATCATGGTTCCTTCTTCTGGGAAGTCAAGGGGTTTGGTGCTACCAAGTGGGTTCTCGCCGCGATTATCGATTCGGAGAAGAGCCCTGATGAGGACACAAGCCCCCAGGAATTTATTGAGGGATGCATCGAGCACCTCAACACGCCCGTCGGCAAGAGAAAGAAGAAGCGGCTCTATGGCAACTTGGAACTGCATAAGTTCTCTGCAAGGGACGACGGTGGCTACACCGTACTGTTGACTACAGATGAACGCCTTAACAAGAGCTTCTGGGGGAAGGGGCAACGGGTGTCGTCAGCTTTACGCCGAAAGTAGTGGACGAGGACAGGAAAATTAAGATAGGGCTAGCCTCCCTACGACCCATATATGAAATGGCGATCCAGAACCAGCGTCTCTCCAAACAATATATGAAGCATTACTTCGAGCTAGAGACAGAGGACGAAGAAGTAATATCAAATTTGAGCACAATTCATACGATTTCATCGCAGCAGTGTGAGGTCTTAGAAAAGATGGTTGCATTTGCTACTTCTGAAAAGATCGTGGTGTTCTCAAGCGAAATTACTGCTATCATGATGACTGGACGAGAAGTACTAAGGGTCCAGAAGCTTCTTGCACAAAGAAATATCTCATTTTTTCTACATTAACCTCTTGACAACCCAAATAGAAGTATTATATTGTATGTGTGCCATAGAAGCACGTAAAGGAGGAATAAGATATGAGTTTAATTCGATATACAAGGAACGATCCATTTTTGAATGTGTTCGAGGAGTTTTTCCCGACTGTGAGTCGGCGCACCACTCAGGCTCAGAGCGTACGCGTACGAGATCTGGAGGGTCAGACCCAAATTAGTGTAGCAGCTCCGGGATTATCTAAAGATAGTTTCCAAATTAGTTTGAACGAAGAGGTACTCGCCGTAACCTACTCTGCACAGGAGACGGACGACACTTACTTTGTCAAGGACAGTTTCAGCCGTTCTTGGCGAGTTGCACGGGGCACGACGTCAGAAGACGTCTCGGCCGCATATGAGGATGGCATCCTGACTGTTTCAGTCAGTAAACCCATTGCCACTGAGGCAAGCACGTTCAGCATCCCAGTCAATTAACTGCAACCAACTGAAAAAGATAGACATTTTCAGCTCCCCCATTAAATTGGGGGGGCTTTTTTTGTATGATTGTAGTATCAAAAACTATTTATAGCTAAAGGAATATATTATGGACATATACAGACTTGTAAAGGGTTGGAAGAAGCGCAACCAACCAAACCCCATTCGGGAATCTCGAAAGATAAGAAGAGAGTTCTTAAACGAGATATCTTACGGAAACTACGAAAAAATTAAAGACTGGATGTCGAACGCCGACGAGGAGGATTTCTCGTTTGGTCATATGTTTGGTGACTATGATGACTGGCGCACACAAGGTTGGCGCTCCGCCTTTCCACTGACCACTAAAGAACAGCGCACAGTGGCAACCATGATGGGTTCCTTAGAGAAGGCAGGGTGGGAGCCTGATTTTGAGCAGCGCACAGTTAAACAGAAATATCGTGAAGCTGGTACAGGCGAAGTTAAAGAGCGCGATGAAACTCGATACGACTTGAACATGGTAAGAGAGAAGGAATACACTATCCCTAAGGGTCCACGAGCAGGCGAAAAGTCAGTGAAGAAGGAGAAGGTTAAACTATCCCAGGCTCTCAAAAAGGAAGAACACGAAGGTGATATAACCAAGGGACAACTAGAAAAGTATCAGGAGTTACTCAATACAAAACTTGAATACTACACGAAGAATCCCGAAGAATTATTGGAGCCCGCCCCTCTCTCCATTGTCGTATCTCGCCATCCAATTGATATTCTCCGAATGTCGGATCACACACTGATTCATTCATGCCACTCCGAAGGCGCCTCCCACTTCCAGTGCGCCATGGCGGAGGCAAGAGGTCACGGACCCGTTGCCTACGTTGTTAACACTGCTGACCTTGAGGATGTCGATCTTGAGGACGACGAAATATTCGTCGATAAGGGAAGAGATGTGGACGGTATCGAACCTGTCGGTAGAGTACGTCTCAGGAAGTATGTGAATGATGAGGAGGATTATGAACTAGCAGTGCCCGAGACTCGTGTGTATGGTGACCTCCCACCCGGATTCCTTGAATCGCTTAGGGACTGGACACTGTCCGCGCAGAAAGAATACCTGGACGAAAAAGCTTCAGACATCAAAATGAAGGAGAATGAGGATGGCACCATCGAAGTCATCGAAGGACCTGACCTCTACTCGTTCACTAGGAAAGGCGGCTCCTACAAAGATACTGAGGCTGGCCGCACATTCAACCGGTTCTTTGACACCGACGTATACTACGGGGACACCAATGAGGATTCGGAGGACGAGGAAGAAGACGAATTAGAAATCGCATTCAACCAACTGGTTGAAGAGTGCAACCAGATCCAACAAGTATCAGACAATAGGCTCGAACACGCTCACGTTCAACACGACGTTGATGCAATGGACTACCCTTATGTCACCTTCGGCGGAGGGATGACAGTAGAGCTAAACAACGAAGAGTGGATTGAAGATGTGCCAACAGACTGGAGCGGGACGGACAACGACCGCGATCTCAACGATAAGATCAGGAAAGCAGTGGACACTGCCTTAGGGGAGTGGCCCGAGGCGCCCCTCGAAGAAGTTAATCTGAATTATTATGATCGCCCGGTGGAGGCGTATGATCCTGAAACCCACAAGCCACTTGGAGTCCGCAGAAAGAGGACCCTTCACGCTAGAATGTACGCCGACTCGACAAACTTCGATGAAATGAACGCCCGATCATTTGATGGTTTCGCCGACGCCATAGAGAGTGAGTGGGAGGAGAAATACGACGAGATCCGCGAAGCCATAAGGAAGGTTCTCGTTGACGAAGGTTACATCAGACCCTCCGAGTTTGATAAACTAAAGAAAGATTTAACTGAGGAAGATTTAGAATTCAAACACTTCCAATGGGACTATGAAGACGGGGAACTTACAGTTGAACTTAAGCCGATGGTAACAAAAGATTTAATAATAGGAAAGTTCGATTGGACAGGCAGAACATCAGTAGATTTTGAAGATGTGTTCCGAGTGGGCCCAGTCTCTCATGTAAAGGGCACACCCTCCGGTGTGCATTCTCAAGAGTTTGATTACGAGGTCAAGCAGAACTTAAAAGACTCTTTCGAAAAAGCAAAAGAATATGCAGGCACGCAACTCTCTATTCCGTTCCCCAAAGAGGAGGACAGACTTCCAGAAGTATTAGAAAGTTTTGATATCTCATCGTTTATGCGCGTCTACCCCTTTGGAATTTTCACCAACCCTTACGACAATAATGATAGAGAGTTCAAAGTTAAACTAAACATTGTATTCTTAATGAAGCAAACAGACACTTCCGATGAAGATGTTCACATTGCATTGGAGACTATCCATTACTTTGATAAGGGTGAAAATCTCCAAGAGATAGCAGAGTCGGCAGCAGTTGTCCTCGCACAGAGATTAGCCAAGTATGAGACTTGGAGAAAGAAACAGGACACCGACCGCGAAGCAAAGAACCAACGAAGAGTCGACTTCATCGAGACTCTCCTCGACACAGTAGATAAGATGACTTGGGAAGATGTTGTGAAGTCAAAGGAAGCCGAGCATGCTAGGGGCACGCGCGGCGGACAGTCGCCTGGTGACACGGAGCCGGGTTACCTTGACAGGAATGCCGGCATCGCGAATGTGCTACGCACCAAGACAGACCAGATGAAGGAAACCTCGATAGCCCTCCGCAGTCTTCTAGATAGCAAGGTGCCTATGAGAACATCCACTGGCCCCCGCGCCTATGGCGTCGCCACTTGGGCTGACATAGACAGCACCACGCTGCACGGTAATATGGTGTCGGCCCACTTGAGTTCCATCAAGAGTTCGATGAGGATGATGGGGATGCAAGAGCTAGTGAATAAACTGAATGCCATGATGGACCAGCCCTCTGAGGATCTTTCTCCAGAGATCGGCCTCCCCCTGAGAGGTACTTTTGGAGACCCCGTTCCTGCGAAGAGGGATAAATTTGAAGAACAGCTTAACGAGATCAGCGACTTTTTGAGCACTCTATGAAATGCCCAAAGCCTCTGTTCGTACTGCCTATAAGAAATTCCTCTTAAAGCATGAATATATACAACTAGAGCTTGATGAGCACGAACAAGAACTAGCGATGCGTAAAGAGAAGTTCGCCGCAGCCTACAATGAACTTTATGAGGAGTTACCCGAGGATTTTCGGGCAGCCGTTGACGCAAAGAACTTCCAGATTAATCAGGTGCCGACTCCCACCCCCGACGAGGCCGCCACAACCAACCCAGAAGACGCAACTCGATCAGACTTAAAGAATCTATACAAAAGGATTGCGAGGGAAACTCATCCTGACAAATACGAATGTGTCGAGGACAAAGAGATAAAAGAAGAAAAGGCTAAACTTTTCCAACAAGCCAAAGAATTTTATGAAGAAGGCAACTGGGTAGAACTTCAACGCATCGCCAAACGACTGGAAATTAAGATCCCAAAACCTACACCAAATCAGGTGAGGTATATCAAAGATTCAATTCAAAGTATGCAGGATCGAATCAAAGAAATAATTGAAACTACTGCTTGGAAGTGGTATGATTGTCCTGACGATCAAAAGGAGCCGTACATGGTTTCTTACTTCCACGCAGTATTGGAGCATGCCTCTTGAAACACCGCACTCCCGATCAACTTCAGAAAGAGGAGACTTTGAAATTAGTAAAGGATTTTCTTAAAGAGAAATATGTGGAACTTCTTATAAAAGATGTGGTCATTCGAGAGGATCTAGAGGAAGACAGAACAACTGTAGAGTGCAACGCCAAACTTGGGCCGCATGTCGCCACAATCATTTCCACGGGTGATGGGCTCATCGACGCTCTGTTTTCTGGGATGAGGCAACATTTCTCCCAGCAATACTTTTCTCTAGATGATATAGAATTTGTTGACTTTTCCATCGACATTGATCCTCTCACACGCAGAAAGCGCGAGGGTACTGACGTCGCTGTGGTGGTGGATGTTTATGTTTCTAATTCAACGGGGACTCGCTACCAATTTTCCACCTCCTCCCGGTCATTCAACAATGCGGCTATTAAAAGTGTTATAGATGCGATAGAATACTATTTAAACTGTGAGGTGGCTGTTCTCGAACTTAAACATATAATAGAACAGATCAAGAAGTCAGGAAGACCAGAGTTGCAAACCAAGTATGTGATAATGCTTTCCGAGATCGTCAGAAGCGCTTCATATGTAAAAAGCATTAAAGAATGGACATATAAAAACTAAACAAAAGCAACCTTTCTGGTATAATGAGAAATGGAGAACCAACTTTATGACAAACCCAAGTACTTCGCCGGCGCCTAGCAATGGCACCCCGGACGAAGAAACGCCAGAGCCTGAAGCTGTTGAAGTTGACTTGAAGCCCAAGTCACTTCCCAAGCTGGCTCCGGAAGGCATCCGCACATTTACAGTATGTCGCCGTAGTGATGAGACTGGTATCTCCGGTGAAGGCATCGTGATTGAGGGAGTGACGCTAGCCACGGGACAGTGTATTGTGCACTGGCTCTACCCCACACCCCGCGGCGGCATCGCCATCTTTGATTCAATGACAGATTTTATCAAAGTGCACATAGAACCACACCCGTCAAACAAAACTATCATTACCTATCAGGATGGTGAGCAGGAACTTTTCGGAGAGAGCGTTGACTAAACGAACCGTGCTGGTCATTGGTACTGGTACCATTGGCGAGCCTCTGATTGGTTTACTTTGTGACTTTGCAGAAGAGTTAGAAATAGAGAATATCCTCTTCCACAAAAGAACCCCCCTCAGCTATGAAAGGTCCAAGGTTAACAGTTTGATCGATCGTGGCGCAAAGCTCGTTGTCGATGAGGACAACATAGAGAAGTTTGCCCAGTTGGGACATCGTGTAAGCTTCACCATGATAAACGCACTGGAGCAAGCAGACGTGATCGTCGACTGCACCCCGGCCGGCAACCAGAACAAAGAATTACTTTATGAGGAGTTTTCCAAAAATAGCGACAAGGTTTTTGTTGCGCAAGGAAGTGAGAAAGGCTTCGGGACACCCTTCGCTCACGGTATCAACGACGGATTGCTCTTGCGAGAGAAGCATCCGTATATTCAGGTTGTAAGCTGTAACACACACAACATCGCAGCGCTACTCAAGACGGTTGATCCCACCCTTACGAGCATCACGATGGCAGACTTTGTGTGTATCAGACGTGCTAGCGACATAAGCCAACACAAAGGATTTGCCGCATCGCCAACCGTGGACGGACATCATAATAGGCTGTATGGCACCCACCATGCACAAGATGCGGTAGATCTATTACTTACCGTTACTCCCGACAGAGTGGTGCCGGCGTTCTCTAGCTCTATGAAGCTAAACACCCAGTATATGCACTGTATTAGATTTAATATACGTCTCCGTGGTGTTTACGCGCGCCATGCAATCTTGTCCATGTTTGAAAAGAATAAATACTTTGCTACCACGGAAAAGAACGACGCCGGCCGAGTCTTTTCCTTTGGTCGGGATCACGGATACTATGGAAGATTAATGAATCATGGCGTGTTGGTGGAGGAATCTCTACACGTTTATACTCCACCCATGTCTGGCGAAACATGGCTCACTGGCTTTTGTTTCACCCCCCAAGATGGCAATTCGTTGTTGAGCAGCATCGCTGCTACGTCATTGTCGTTACACCCACCCGAAAAACATAATAAGATAATGGAGAGTTTTCATGAGTATCTATTTCAAGAGATTTAAAGTCAGCATAGCGCTGTGTTTACTGCTAACGTCGTGCACCGCTCTGAGCCACTTGAAGAAGAAAAGGTCCGTCAGTGCCGACAAGGTAAAGGAGACCTGCAACGAGCCAACCGAGTACTATCCCATCTCCCCCGCTACCTACGGCGTGTACACCGCCGTGATGCGCTTCAAGGGAAATTGCCTAGGCTTTGATGACTTATTGGTCAGCATCTGGTACGGTGAGGACAGCGAATTTAACGAAACTGTGGCCAAGCTGATGATCCTTTTGTATATCAATAGTCAAAATGCTAACAACGAAGCGCAGTTTGCCCGCGTCTTCTTGAAGAAAGACGCCTTCAGTGATAACAAGCCGGGTGATGAGGTTTACATGTTGTTTTATGAGTTGGTGCCGCACCACGATGAATAAGAGATACCTCTTTGATATAGATGGCACCCTGACTCCTCCCCGCCAGCATATGCTCCCAACGTTCGCCAACTTCTTCAAGAGGTGGGCCCAGACCAATGTTTTCTACCTCGTCACGGGAAGTGATTTCAAGAAGGTGCAACAACAGGTGCCTCAGGATATATTAGACATGGCTGCTGGAATCTTTTGTTGTATGGGGAACGAACTTCTTGAAGAGGGAGGAGATAAATTAATATATCGGAACGCCTTTGAGATCCCTGAAGAATTAATAGAAGAGCTACACTCATTCCTTCGGGACAGCCAGTATTCTTTGCCCTGGAGGGAAGAACCTCATATTGAAACACGTGTTGGGATGGTTAACTTCTCGATCTGTGGCCGAGGCTGTCGCCCAGCCGCTCGCAAGCGTTATGTCGCTTATGACGGAGCAACCGGGGAGAGGGAGCGCATTAGAGACATCTTAATTAATAAGTTTCCCGACCTAGGCGTTGCTATCGGAGGACAAATAAGTTTGGATATCTTTCCACGTGGAAACGATAAGTCACAGAGCGTACACTATCTTCTCCAGCAATCTCATGACCAGATCATTTTTATTGGCGACCGTTGCGAAGAAGGCGGAAATGACTTCGCTGCGCGGCAAACCATTGAAAAGCTTGGTTGCGGTGTGCACTTCAACGTGGGTAGCTGGGTAGAAACTAGGGCGATATTGAATTCGAGCGCCCTATATACTAGTAGGGATGGTATTAAGAGCTAATTGTTGGCTACCCATAATGTTGTTGATTGCAGGTTGCGCCTGTGAAGACAACTCTTTGTTTGGCAGCGGCACCGCTACGCCCTTCCCACCCGATACTTCCTGTAAATATAATAATCCCCACGCAGAATATGATGAGACAATACCAGAACTCTGCGATGGTAACGACAACAACTGCGACTGCCTTTCAAAGCCACTAGAAGAACAAGATACAAATGGTGACGGAACGCGCTGTGGCTACGGCGACGTTGGTGTTGATGAGGGGTGTGAGTGCTGGCCAGCTAACAAGGGCTATTCTGTAAGTTGGGCATCCAGCAGGCGAAGGTGTTGGCTCGACCCGGAAGGAAAAGAGTTCGGCACCCTCGAAGAACATACAAACGAAGCTGGAGCACTCTTTGGGGAGTGTCTCTACGGAGATCAGTCTTGCCGCGAACTGTCCGAGGGAGGCTCACGATGGGGCGCATGGTTTGATGGTCCCGACAGGACAGGGGGCACTGGCGACGACGAGTGGATCACGGGTGGTTGCCTGGGCGCCGTCGGTCCCGCAACAGAACTGTGTGACGGACGTGACAACAATTGCGACGCGCACATAGATGAGGGACTCAAGAGAATGTGTTGGTCAGGTGCCTCTGATCCAGACGGTACGCCACAAGACTGGTTAGTGTTTAACAGCCCTATGAACCCCGAGACTCCTTGTAGAACTGGCATCGAACTGTGCTCCGACGGTCAGTGGTCCGGGTGTTTAAACGAAGTGCTGCCCACTATGGAGGTCTGCGACTCCGTGGACAACGACTGCGATGGCGTCGTCGATGATAGCCCCGTTGGTCAAGGTGATCGATGCGGTCTTACTGACGTGGGCATATGCCAGTACGGCTCCCTCTACTGTGATGGGTCTGATTTGCTATGCAACGGACCTGAGACCCCACAGGTGGAGCAGTGTGATAATCTCGACAATGACTGCGATGGAGCCGTTGATGAAGATTTGATTAGACCCTGCGAAAGCGCTTGTGGGTCTGGGTTTGAGTCATGCCGCTTTGGGTACTGGGAGAGTTGCAACGCACCCGAACCACAAGAGGAAGTGTGCGACGCTGAGGACAACGACTGTGATGGGCAAGTCGATGAGGGTCTCGAATGTACATGCCCCCCTGAATTTTTGGGAATGTTGTTACCGTGCCAGAGCAACCCACAGTTAACGTGCGGCACGGGCTTTGTGGAATGTGTGTGCGTTGATGACGCGTGCAGCAGCACAGGGTTTACTGACTGTATGGCTATGTGTGCCTTCGAAGAACAAAGACAACAAGACTGCGACCCAACGGGGGGAACCCCCTCGGCCGAAGCCTGCAACGCGTGGGACGACGACTGTGATCAGGTGGTGGATGAAGGGCTTGTGAGTAGGTGTTACACCGGACCTCCCGGCACTGAAAATGTCGGAGAGTGCACCGGCGGGCAGGCGGTCTGTGAACGAGGGCGCTGGGGGAATGATCTTGGAGGAGTGTTCGTAGATGGTTATTGTGAGGGTGAGACGCTACCAATTGAAGAAGTCTGTAACCATGTGGACGACGACTGCGACGGAGATATAGACGAAGATCTAGATGCACATGAAAAAGTTGATATGGTGTTCGCCATTGATCGGAGCGGGTCTATGTGTAATAAGATAAGAACACTCCGAGCAGCCATCGAGCCTTACGTGTTGGAGTTTGCCAACTCCGCACATCGGTTTGCACTGGTCAACATTCCGGGACGTGACAGCGGTGCCCCCGACGTACAGATTAACCTAACCGACTCGCTCACCTTTGCTGCAGCGATGGCTCAATTGAGTTGTAACTTTTGGAACGAGGAGCCTCAATATGATGCGGTGGAAAGCATCGCAGTGAATAGCCTTGGGCTCACCTTTAGAGACGATGCTTGGCCAATGGTTGTCGTAATGACAGATGAACATGCGCAGTCGTACCGTCAGCCACCACTTACTGCCGCGGACGTAAGGGCAGTAATAACTCCGTGTACACTGGGTAATTGCGAACCAGATGACACACTCGAAGTGTTTGCCATTGTTCCGCAGTACTCGACCTCTCAATGGTGCGCCCCGGCGAACATAGCTCAAGAATGCTATCGACTTTATGCGGGGATAGATGCGGGAACAGTAAGGACATATTTAGACGATATATTCAGCGACGTCTGTCGATAGGAGGTACACATGTGAAATCATTATTGGCACTTTTGTTAGGCATTAGTTTAGTTTCGTGCACTCACCAGAACACACACGTGTATTCACAATACACTGATGTTCCTCGGAAAGCAGACCCACTCTATTATTCGGTGGCTCACCTCTTGGTGAAGCACCCCGAGGGCGTTGCCGGAGGCACAGGTTTCGCTGTGAGAAATATAAATAATAACACCTATTTTGTTACCGTGCACCATCTATGTTTGAGACGCGGCAACGACGTCAAGGGAGCAACAATACCGCATGAGGGAAACGAGCGTCAGGTGTTTACCGGCCGGGTAGTGTACACCACACCTAGTGACGATATGTGCATTGTGCGCCTTTATGATACAGGTGATCTTTTTTCTCCGATTGTTTTTGCATCCGAGGCTCCTCTCATGGGCGACCGTGTTTACACCATCGGAGCACCCGGCGGAGCCTTTCCCACAAAGACAGAAGGGTTTGTTGTAGGGCACGATCTCTTGGGGCTTGACCCTGATGACGACTCAGACGCCAAAGCACGCCTGATAACATCGGTCCCAGCTTATCATGGCAACAGCGGTGGCCCGGTCTATAATATACAACATGAGGTGGTTGGAGCTATATCAGCGACCCACAATGAATATCCTCACTCCTCCATATCAATACATGTTGATGCGATTGTAAAACACCTAGAAGTATATTTTAAGAAGTGGGAGAGGGTTAAAAAACCCGGGAACTAACGGTATAATTAAGATGAGTAAAAAGTTTATTGAAGTTTTGTTACGAGAGATAGGGTTTTCTAATGACGTAGATCTAACGATGTCATTTTTAGTAACTGAGGATGACTCACAGAAAACGAAATGCCAGTGGGTAGTGTCCTCCACTAACTGTTCTCACGAACCCGTGGCGTACTACGATGAAAGCGAAGGCGCTCTCCGAGAGTTTAAGAAAAGATGTGGAGAACAAGCTCTAGGCGGACAAACGATTATTAATAATGAGATACACGGAACGATACGCGGCGACTTTGATAGCCCCAAAACCGAAGGGTTCAAGGTGGTCAGGAAGGATCCCGCAATTGCACAGTTGTGGAGAGAGAAGATACTTAAATCCGCCTCAAAAAATACTGTTATTGGAACAAAGAAAAAGGGAAAACAATGTCGGAAGACTCTAAAACTAAACCCGGAGTGACGCTACCAAAAGAGGCTGTAGGTTTATTAACAGAGATGAATTTGCATACGCGCTTGTTAGAAGTGTTTGATTGGGACGAGGATCGGGCACTCCTGATCTTTGAGAAGCTATTTGCGGCGTATGTAGACTTGTATGAGTATACTCAATATGATACGTCCATCATAAAAACAGAGGACGACTTCATATCTCTTGCACGCACCAATCTTGACGAAGTATTGACTGATGAGCAATTCAAAGCAGCTCAGGAACTTCTCGATTATAGACTCCACACCAAGTTTAAATAAGAATAGAGGACTATTTATTATGATGGTATGCGTAAGACAAGAGGCACAGAGGTTGAGGTTGGAGATTTGGTCAATCATATATTGATGGACGAGGAGTGGCTGGGGATCGTGGTAAACACAAAAGATTTTTCACTCGGAGACGAGATAGTGAAAAAGGCATATGTGCACCTCACCTCTTCGCATGTGTTCTCCAAGTGGCATTCCACCAACCCATCTGGAGAAGAAATGATATCAGGATGGGTGGACATAGATTTTTTAAGAGTGATCTCTAAAAGGGCCGAGAAAGAATGAATACAAAGAAATGGAAAAACTACAAGCTCAATGAGCAAGAGCGAAAGCAGGGTAGGATCGAGATTGGATATGAAACAGATGCAGCTTTGATTTATGATAAAACAATCAGAGCACAGAAATACTGTTTAAATAGCATCAGAGAGATTGAAGGTGTGAGGATTGTAAATGTTACAAGCCCCGTGGATCAGTTGCCCTCCGGGCAGCTAGTTGGGATCCGTCTTAAATTTACCCCGGTCAAGAAAGCTGAAATTACAACATTCACTTCTTTCTTGAGAGGAGAGATATTAGCTATAAAAGGAGTAGTCTCAATTAGATTTCTTAAGACTGTTAAAGCTAATCTGTAACGCGAGGAACGATGGATTATTATGACCTCCTAGGTGTGGGCAAGAAAGCATCACCGGAAGATCTGAAGAAGGCTTTTCGGAAGCTCTCTCGTCAATACCACCCTGATTTAAACCCTGACGACTCGGGCGCGTTAGAAGAAAAGTTTAAAGAACTAAATGAGGCGTACTCAACTCTTTCGGATCCAGCTAAACGACAACAATATGATTTGGGATCGTCCAGCCCCTTCAACGGACAAGGTGGCCACCCCTTCGGGCCCGGCTTTCACGCTGGCTTTGGTAACCTGTTCGAAGAAATGTTTGGTCGAGCGCAGCAAGCGCCACCCCCCACGCAGAAACCTCGCGAAAAGAATGTCAACTTTCAAATACCCCTCTCCAAACTTACTATGGGCGCGCCCGTTGTTACACACGTCAGGATTCAGGACGAGGTAGTGTGTGGCTCCTGTCGTGGGGTAGGCGGCGAGAACGTCCATGTTTGTACTACCTGCAACGGCGTCGGACAGGTACAACAAACTCGTCGTGGTCACAACATTATTATGACAAACGCCCACCCCTGTGGAGCATGTGCTGGCCGAGGTAGGCATATTGAATCACCCTGTAGTGAATGCAACACCGTGGGCACTGTCATAGAAGTCAAGAGGTATAAAGTTACTCTTAACTGTGAGGAGACGTAACCCAGTCAGCACAAAGTCTCCTCAGTTGCCGAGCGCTCGTGTTGCTTCGGACTCCTGTTGACCAGTAGATGTCATAACAAGAGGATTCATATACGTTAGCTGGGATGCAGCGTACTACCACCCCGACGCCAGCACCCGGCAGCCTCTCTTGGAGCACCACCAGATCGCCCACTTGAAGGGGCTTATAGGAGTGGGTTATCCACTCGGGTTTTTTTTCTTTTTTATTTTTTTTTATTCTTGTGTTCTCAAGATTAGACATGTAGATCTAGCCGGCTCACGTAATCGTTCATGATGATCCCGCTGCACGTTCCCACATTCAAACTGCGGACCGAGCCGTATTGGGGGACATATACCACTTCGTCGCAGAGTTCAAGGATCTCTGGGAGGATGCCGTTGCCCTCTTCTCCAAAAAGAAATAGGGTTCCGGGCCGAGGCTGGTACTCTTGAAGGTTTTTTGCTTGAGGCACATTATTTTCAATACCAACAAAATGATATTTTTCTTTTAGAAGGGTAAGATTTTCCAAATCAGGCAGAAATATGAGATCAGTATAGTGGTGAGTACCAACGCTACCCCGCCGGTCCCACTTTCTTCTTCCATAATAGAAAACCTCGCTTGCGCCGAAGGCGTTCGCATTTCTAATTAGGGTCGAGATATTATAATCTCCTCCGATATGCTGCATCATCACGGCATATGGAAATGTATTATTTTTTATTTTTTGTTTTATTTTGTGGGGCTCCCACCCTTTGTACTCATCAATGACGTTCATGAAAGCCTCGTTTCTTCAACGTACTCAAATACTTGTTGTGCACTTGGGAAAGATGTCCGTCGTGAAGAAACCTTATCTCCACGTAGCCATTGCTTTCGCGAATTACTGAAATGACTAGAGCTATTTCCTGACTGCGGTGATCGAGCACCAAGTCCCCTGTTTCGATCCTCATACGCCATCATCCCATCCTTTGGTAGAGAAACAGACAATACCCAAGACAGTGAGGATAATGAGGGTCAGAGCTTTAGACACTCTAGGACTCTCCCAACACTTCAAGAAACTCAATGTGGAAGTCGAGCAACGCCCCGTTGGGGAAGCGCACCTCACAGAAGGTACGACCGTCTGTGCCGCTGCTAGCCCTGCGCGCCGGGGTCCGGGGTGGGGCACCCTCCCACACACGCGCAACGAGTCCCACCCGCTCGGGTGGTAGCTCGGGGTCATGCGTAGTGTCTTTGACTCTCACTAGATATCCGACCTTCATTGTATATACATAGTAGCATAGTACCTATAGTGTTGTCAAGTAAAATAAGTACCCTCGGTAGGATTCGAACCTACGACCTACGGATTAGAAGTCCGTTGCTCTATCCGGCTGAGCTACGAGGGCAGATATACTATAGAATAGATAAGATTTCTTCAGCGTACCAGTCAGGCAGTTGCTCGGTTTCACCTGTATGCTGCCACACTATACGGATTAGATACTCGGTATCAGGATTCAGCCCAGCTAGTGGGCCCACGTCCTCGACCTCGATTACTACTCCAGCTTGATTGTTTGTTTGATCTCGAACTAAATCACCGACGGCGAATTGATATTCTATCTCGCCAGTTTTCATTAGTTCATATGCACTCCTAATCGTTACCCCTTGTTTCTAAATAGTGTAAATCTTTTTTGTGAGTCATAGAGGTTGTGGCGTACTGCCTTCTCACGGACTACACCGATAGGTTCGTCACGATAGATAGGATCATCGAGAGGGGTACTTCGCAATACTTCCCAAAAGTAATGTCCGCCATCACCCTTGAACCTTTGTAACAATAAAAAGGATCGGCCCGACGATTCAGAAATGATCAAGTCTCCAGCCTTGAGCTTGATACGGTCGGCGGGGTGTGACACGCCTTGGTCACTTCCGTGCCTTTAGGTAGGGGATCCCGTTCGGGATCTGACCGCTGACGATTCCTCCATGCTTTGCGATTACAAGAGATACCACGGCTGCGGGGACATACGGATACACTGTGTTCTCCGGCTCTGACGCATTTTCAGCATACTCTATAAGCAATGACTCTTTGGCACTCGGAAAACCCACTTCAACTGCATGATATCTTTTCGCACCATCTTGTCGCGGCGAGCAATAGTTGTATTCACTAGCTTGGACACTCATTGAAAATCCATCCTTGCATGTAATTTTTTTATTGAGGCTCATTTCTTATACAGTTCCTTCATCGGCGTTAGCTCACCCTGCTCCACCCATTGAGTGGGCCAGTAGGGGCGTAAGCTCTTTATCTTATACTTGCCTTCTTGCGCTCGCTCAACTACGTACACTCGCCCGCAGTATCGAACTAGATCATCAACTCTCATGTAAGTGTCGCCCGATGGATCAGGATTCCTGATTCTCTTTTAGCATTTCGACATCAGACAAATCTTCCAAGAACTCAAATTGTTTTGATTGGAGGTTGCAAGTGAAAAATGGATCCTTCTCGGCAAACGCTTCAAGATATTTTTTGTTGATGATTGTCTGGAATACCACCACTCCCTTGTCTTTGAGATAGTTCGCATAGAACGGGTTATCATCGAAGAACACGCTAATCTGATATCCCTCAACGAGTGAGTGTTTGTGTTTTGCCATTCGATGGAAGTGTTCAAGAGTCATTTCTTTTTTTTCGTATTCATATCCACAGAGAATTTCATGGTAAAGTTCTTCATGGATTCCAAGTTCTCTCAATGCGACACGGACTTCTTCAATCCGAGACAAAGGGGTACCAGTTACTATAAAGACTTTCCCTCGCCAGTTTGTCATTAGTCTCTTGAAAAACTCGGGAGAGTAAGAGAGTGTGTCATGAAAATCTATTCCGATATTCATTGCTTTAGTTTGGGCGCACCTTCTTGAAACACTGTTAGTTTACTTTTCCATTCATTGAGTAGCTTGCCATCTGACATAAGTAAATAGAAGTCTCCTTCATAATCTACTTTGACAATCAGCGCAACTCCTTTGAAGTTCTCTCCAGTGACTAGATCACCGATCTTCATCTAAAGGTTCCAGCGTGGCTAGTAGCTCGCTTTGGTAGAGGACGCCGCCATCATGCAAGCGCCACTCAACTCCGGCCACTGTGTTTTTTTGGTGGAGGCTTATGATCTTTCCATTCTCACGCACTCCGATTGCTGTTTCATCTTTTACTCTAACTGTGTCACCAATTTTCATAGTTATACTATAACAGAGTTGGGCGCTAGTGTCAATGTTTTTTTTTGCTTCTCGACGCTCGCCGCTCCTATGGGGTGACGCCCCCGCGCGATGCAAGTTCCGTACCGAAATTTTTTTCACTTTTTTGCGGTAAATTTTTCCCAATGATGCTATATACTTGACTGCAACGAACACCTAAACCCCCGTTATCACTTGCAAAATAACCCTTTACAAGCGCGCACGGATCGGCTATAATGAGTGTTCACTTTTAGAAAGGAATCTCAACAAATGGAATATCTACCAATGGCCATGTGGCTTGGCGTGTACGGAACAGCGATCGCCTCGGTGCCCCTCATGGCTCGGCTCAAGTTTATGAAAGGCGCACCATAGATGAAGCTCCACAACCTGATCATCGCGGCCTCCCTGTTCGGCATCGTTGATGTCGTGAACGACAACATGATCGCCGTGGAGGTCACGCACGGGGCCGTCTCGACGGTCATCCACGCCGATACGACAGGGACAGGCTGCGTGTTCAAGGAGGGCGATGCTCTCCCCATCCTCTACGAAGATGAAAATAATTTCGTCATCACCTGCAAAAAAGTTCTTGACACGACCCCCTAATCCTGCTATAATACCTATATGAAAGTCGAAGTTGGCGATTTAGTACGGTACGTCGAGAGCGTACACCTGCCGGATCTGGTGGGGCTAGTCGTAGAACGCGGCCCTTACGGGTTCATCGTCAAATGGAGCGACCATGTACAGCAGACTGAACTTCTTGATTGGATTGAGACAATAAAATGAAAGTCGGAGATTTGGTAAGATTCAGTGGTGGACGTCCCCTGGGCCCCGGCCACGTTGGACTAATCATTGAGTGCAGCCGCGCCGGCCATCGCTCCTATAAAGTTTGGTGGATGGTACAAAATAAAGCCGGCTGGCCTTCCTCCGGCTGGTGGGACGC